ATTGTGACGATAATAGACCGGTCCCGTGCCAAGGGCAACATTGAGGCACGATAAATGTGACTTCCCGTCGAGATTGGCACACAGACTCTTGTAGTTTTCTGGATCGGGTTCAATTGCAAGCAGTGTGGCTTCTGGGAAAAGAGTCGCCGCATAAAGGCTGAAACATCCGATGTTGGCACCAACGTCAAGAATGAACGTTGGACGTACGGAAAGAGTGCGAAGTCCGTAAACATCGCACTGCACGATTTCCGAATAGGTATCAGTATCTCGCAGTTCGTAGAGAGTCATCAGTATCTCGCAGTTCGTAGAGAGTCATATCTGTAACGGAAAACGATTTGCGAATTCGAGAAGTTCAGGAACTTCGCGCGGACAGATTGCCAGAACTATCGTTGTACCCACGTAACTGTATCCGACGGCTCCCCAAGACGATATCGCTGAGATGATATCATAGATAGTTGGCCATTCGCTTGTTTTGTGTGGTTTTGGTGGCGGAGCTAGAAAGAAGTTAACATCGTCGATGAAGATTACATCCTTGCCACGAAGCGATCCGATAATTGAAAGCTCAGCTAAGAGCGGACATTCTTTGCAGTTGCAAATACCACCACACCAATGAGCGTCGAGCCAGTAGACGATCGGATCTTCCAGACCGGGAAGTATCTGAGCCAGAAACTGGAGGGAATCTGATAGCCGAATGTCAACATTTGGAAGATTCTTTGCTATCGCAGCATCTATGGCCTTTTGATTTATATCGCAACTGAAGCATTGTCTGAAATACTGTGATACAATTTCCAATGTCGCGCCACTGCCAGTACCGGTTTCAACGAAATAATGAGAGTGAAATATGTTGAGTATTGGCAAAATGGCGCCAGTGGGGAAATTTGTTCCCATTTACGATAGTCTCCTGGTCACAAACGGATATATATGTGGTTCATCTGGTAGGCAACCACGACCAGATTCATTTGCATGAAACGGCCATCGCAGACGTGGATGGGAAAGCACTGTTTCATGGTAGCAGCGGGCACCACCTGAAGCAAGTATCGTGCGCCGGATGTAGGTTCCGGTCCGGTACAGAACTGATCCAACTTCGGATATCTGTTCAGGCGTCAGTTGCATGATGTATTCCTGAATAGTGCGTTGTCATTGTACGTCCCCGTCAGAAGAAATCCATTTTCCTGCATCATCACCTGCAGCACATGGAGCGGGACTTGGCCTGAATATAAGGGATCATTGTAGAACTCAGTGTAAAAGAATTGCGTTACCGACAAGAGTTTCCGTGCGCCAAGGATCAGAGAGGCTTCCGCTCCTTGCACATCGCACCAAATGAAGTCGATCCGTGATATTTCCGGATGACTTTCTTTCCACGTATCTAGTCTAGTGACTGATACCTCGCAGATTCTATCTTCTGGGAAAGTGCACCAAGGCGAATACGTGAGATGGCGACTCGGTTCATAGAGGGATCCGGACAAGTCCCATTCTGAAAGAAAGCAATAGTGCGATGCATTTTTGCCAGCATTCGGAGGTTGCCCGCTGCTACCATGAAACAGTGCTTTCCCATCCACGTCTGCGATGGCCATTTCATGCAAATGAATCTGGTCGTGGTTGCCTACCAACTTCTTAAACCTATCGATGGCCCTGGGATCACACTCGAAACAATGAATGGTTGCTCCTGGCATTTCCGTGATCATCCTCAACGTGTCTGTTCCGTCGTTGCATCCGACTTCCAGGATGATGGGAGACTCGCCTACGAGATTGCGGATTTCCTTGACTGTTATTTCAGGCATCTTTCCCTTTTCCTAATCGCACGTATTCAATTCCGGAAGGTACATTCACCAGACATCCCCACGCATCAAGCACTACTTTTGCAGTTGTCTCGGGGATAGTCAGCACATCCTCGCCGTGCATGAAAATGATGGCGTCAGCATTCTCCACACATGATTCAAAACTGTCAGCCATGTCGATGTCAGTTGGAACATCCTCTCTCGTCGCCAAAGGATCCCAACAGATGATGCGATTCCCGAAATTAGCAAGATGCGGAATCAGCCGCATAGTGGCCGACTCTTCGGTGATATGGGTGTTCGGCTTGTAAGCTATGCCGATTACTGCCACTAACCCTGGCCTCTCAAGGTATCGCATCAGGATGGTGGCTATTCTGTATGATTGATTGTTGTTGATCACCTCTGTAGCATTGGATATTTGATTGGCTAATCCTACACTTCGATAAGCACATTGCAATGCCTTGTTGTCCCGCGGAAAGCATGGGCCACCGTAGGCCGTGCCGGATGCGAGGTATCTTTCTCCTATCCTGCTGTCATAACCGAGTGCTTCTAACACCTCAACGGCATCAGCTCCTTGCCCGAACCTTTCGCACAGTTCAGACACGCTGTTAGCGAAACTGATTTTCGTCGTGACATAACTATTGATACACAGTTTGGCTATTTCAGCACCGACGAGATTCATTCGCAACACTGGCGAAGAGTGTATGCTGGAATAAAATTTCTCCAAGAATTCTCCGCTGTCATCTTCGTATTGACCAACAAGCACAAAATCTGGATGCATCATGTCGCGAATGACTGATCCAAGGGCTATGAATTCTGGATTGTAACACAGGCCAAAATCCTTGCCACATTTTCTGTATGATGCATCCTCCAATATTTGCAACGCCTTGCTCGTGGTTCCCGGCATCACAGTGGATGTCAATACGACCAAGATGTAATGGTCCGCCGTTTTCATTGCTTCGCCAATGGTTCGGCATACTTCTAAAACATAATGGGAGGAAAACTCTCCGTTGTCTAGGCTCGGTGTCGGAACCACGATGAATACGATGTCGCTCGCTGAAACTGCATTGTCAACTTCTGTGGTATATCTGATTCTGTCATTATGCAATATCAACATATCTGACAGTTGCGGTTCCCTTACCGGTAGCTCTCCCAACAACAGATTCTGGATCACAGTCGACAGATCAACACCGATTACGTGATGACCTTTCGATGCAAGAACTGCAGCCCACGGTAACCCGAGTTTTCCCAATCCAATTACAGCCGCGTTCATGTTTGCTCCCTTCCTCGTATTTGCTCCTCAATCCAGTGATATGTTCTCTCCAAGCCGTTTCTAAGTGGAGTTGACGGTTGCCAATCGAGCGTAGCCAATATCTTGGTATTGTCGCTGTTTCTGCCCTTCACTCCCTGCGGCTTGTTGAAGTCGTATCTTCTGACGACTTGATATTGTGCCACGTCTTCCACTATGTCTATCAACTGATTGATGCTTACCAATTCTGACGATCCTATGTTAATGGGTTCTACGCACTCTGAATGTGCCAGCCTAATAAGTCCCTCAATGCAATCCTCGACCCAACAGAAGGACCTAGTTGATGATCCATCACCCCAGACTTCGATCTGTTGCTTTCCGATAAATTTTGCTTCAGCGACTTTTCTGCAGATGGCTGCCGGAGCTTTTTCTCTGCCACCCTCCCAAGTGCCCATCGGCCCATAGATGTTATGGAGTCTGGCAATTCGTGTCTGTATCCCGTAGTCTTCTCGAAAGTGGCGGCACATGCGCTCGCTGAACAATTTTTCCCATCCGTATCCATCCTCTGGCATTGCACCGCCATTGTAATAGGCGTCGTCTTCGCATAGAGCAGTCGCGGATGGATCGTTTTGCCTCATAGCGTGGTAGACGCATGCTGACGACGTGTAGAGATATCTTTTCACCTTGGTTGATGTCGTGGCCCTAAGCATATTTGTGTTTATCAGCACCGAAAGCATGCATTCTGATTTGTGGCTCTCTATGAATCCTATTCCACCCATATCGGCAGCCAAGTTGTACACGATTTCGATGTCCCGACACGCATCCTGACAATTCCATAAGTCCTTCAAGTCAACACGTTCCCAGTTGTATGATTGCTCATGTATCTGCCACCATTTATGGAAAGGCTTCAGATCTACTGCCCTGACATCGTGATGATCATTTATGAGTCTAGCTACAAGATGACCACCGATGAATCCACCAGCACCAGTCACAAGGCATTTGCTCATCACATGACCTCCTATGCTAAGGTTGATGCGTCAAATTCCTCTCCAGGAAAGATATTGATCTTCGGCTGTTGATATGGCCTCAGGGTACTTTTCTGTCCTTCCACTACATGATCGACTAAGCTTGGATAATGCACCAGTTCCTTCCAGCCAGCCTTCAGGAAACTCCTGCTCACCACTCCGTCGATGTTGTCTCGGCGTTGACCGCTATCGCGAGGCCGAGCGCAGAACTTCATCGATGACAACAAGATGACCACGGCAGTCCTATCAAACATGAGAGCTTGGGCACCCTGTCCCTTTTGATTGCTCTGGTACCATCCCTTGATGTTCTTGTCTGCCAATAATTCTTCATTCTTCGGGTAAGTGCACAAATTGTAGTAATATTTCTTCTCGTATGTGCATCGTTCAAGATATAGCCTCAAGTTCTTGACTGCCAGTATGTCGTCCTGGAACAGCACGTATCGGCAATTGCCTCCGGGATTTCTCACAAACAATTCCCATAACGCCAATGCCCAATTGCCGAATGCGCCAACTTTTGGCCGCCTGATTGTCTTGTTATGGTTCACTATGCATGAACATATTGATTGATCCGGTATTGTTTCATCGACGAAAATGCGGGGACTGTCGAAACCAGCATCAGATAGACTTCGCAATGTTCGCGGGAGCGATTCGTCGAACCGATCGGGCGTAGTCGTCACTCCGTATGACCATTCAATTGGACGCTTCATTTAGCCCCAGCTCCCGGCGCAGATCGTCGTATGGAATCGGATTGATTGCTCTCATTGCCCCGCATTCGCAACATATTTCGATGTCTGACTCGACTCCAAAGATATCCCAACAAGTCATTTTCTTGCATGCTTTACAGTGGTACTCGGTCGCGGCAATTGTGAATGATTCATCTGTATCGCTCGGAGACTTCATGGATTTCTTCCCCCAGTCCCACCGACTAATTCTTTTCGCCAATTCGTTGCATCGCCGCCAAGGTGCCGTACATATTTGCCATCTCCGAAGCGGCCATAGATGCAACTCAGCCAATCGCACCATGCCGCAGCGAAGCCTTTTGCCTTGATGTCTTTCTGATATTGTCTCCACACCGGTCCTTCCACTCCGTATCTACCGTAATCTCTCTGGTAATCATCTGACAGGTTCGGCAGTACCTTGTTCTTGTAATGAGTGAGAGTGGCGATGTGTGGACTGTCGCCCCATCCGTCTGTTGAGATCAACGGCACATCGTGATATTGATCTGGAATCAATTCGTAATATTGCCTATCGACATATTTCTTTGGTTGCGGTAGACTTCGTTTGTGGAATCGCACGATGCCGATCTTGCCTTGCATCATCAGATTCGCGAGTGCCAAAATGAGAACTCTGGCGGGATCCACAAATTCCCAGTCATGCTGCACATTCAATATTAGCGGTTTGTCGCACCACTCTATCAAGGTCTTGTATTGACCGGAGATTCCTTTCCAAAATGGTTGTTCAACCACGTGCCCTATATCTCTCAATAGCTCAACATAGGTCCAATAATCGTCACTATTGCTAATCCAGGGTGATGGGTAATCGCAGTAGAACGTTGGCTTCAATTGTTCACCCAGCAGCTGCCACGTGCTCTTCAACGTCTTCTGGATTATCTCCGTCGACGGATGCCACGGGGCCGGGCTCGTTATCACTGCTAGATGCAATTTGTTTTCCAGACTCATGCATGCGCTCCAATGAATGTTTGATCAACACGTGCTCTTTGATGTTGTCGATACCCAACACAGTCTTGAAGAATCGATGCTCGTCCCAGACGGCTCTCTCTCTTATCCACGTCGCCAATGCCGCTGCTCCATCTCTGGTGACGTCTGGCATGTCATAGTTATAGGTCCTGACAAGCATGGGGCCCCAGATTTCAGCATACGTCTGAGGAAAGCATGCGGCATGATAGTAATGAGCTATCTCTGCCTGATGATGGGGAGGAAGCGGATAGGGATATTTTGCCTTCTCGCGGTATTGCTTATGAGTGCATGTGTGATGCGAGAGTGCATCGCCGGACAATACTTTGATGGGAACTCCAAACAGATACGCTACCGTGCTCACCATCTGTTCCTCCCCGCCCCAATATCCTGGCAGACGCAGCCAACCACCTAAGAAATCCCACACATCCCTTCGCATTAGGTAGATGCTACCATACATACTCGGCCAGGTTCTCGCTCTCGGTGGCCTGACAACTCGCAAGCCCCTTGGGCTGATCTCAAAACCTCCGCCTTCCGTTCGATGATTTCTCTTGCGATCCAAAGACAACAGATTGACTGGCGGTACGATGATTGCTCGCAGTCTAGCTGCCCAATGAGCCATGCGCCATAGACTGCGCCTCGGGTATTCACAATGCGTGTCCGAAGTGACGATGACGTCGCCAGTCGTCTGTTCGGCCGCGAAGTGTCTCGCATGACTTACTCCCAATTTCTCTTCTGGCTGAAACAGTTTGATTCTGTCGAGAGGATATTTTTGTTTGTCGCGGTCAACTAACAAGAATTCGCAGCAACCATCGTCGCTTTTGTCATCGACGACTATGATCTCCCAATCTCGGCAACCAGACAATCCGACGATGGCACTGTCCACCGTCTCTTGCAGTAATTTGCCTTGATTGCACGCCGCGTAAATGATCGATATCTTCATCGTCTGCCCCAAACGTTTGAAGGAAAGATTCGCTTGAATTTTGATTGCTCCAGCCACTTGCTGCCGATGTCAATCACCATGTGTCGGCTGAATCCCGGACTCGGGCACGGTATGGCATATTCGTTGAGCGGGATTGTTCCGTATCCCGGGAACAGATCCCAGTCTTTTCTCTGCTTGAGTTGCACTTCTGGATTTGGGAAGTCGTGAAGCTGTGCAGCGATCTTCCGAATGAGTTGACCTCTAAATATGGACGGCGGCATCAATATCCATCGATGTCGCATCGGATTCTTTCTATGATTACTGGATCCCAAATACATCCATTGAAGCCAATCGTTGGCATCGAACAATTCACGGACTCTTCCCATATCTAATGGCCGGAATAATCTCCAGTCATCTTCATAGTGCATAACGATGTCGGCAGTTGTCGCTCTCCAGACTCTCTTGCAGGCATTCGCCTTCCCCGCGACGGACGGTAGCGTGATGATCGTTCGGAAATACGATGAGGCGATGGCGATCACTTCTGACCGGAGAGCCTCCATCTCCATCTTCTCATTTCTGTTAGCAAGCGGATACGGGTCCACGTTCAGATATAGAGTGATGCCATTGTGATCTATGTTTTGCATGTATCTCTTGAGGCTCCTGAACACATTTCTATGCAGTTCCGGTCGAGGCATGGCAATCATGGTGATATCGAGTGTCATAGCATACCACCATTTTTGAACTGTTGCTCCAACCAATTCATTGCCAACTGAACGCATGCCTTTCCGTATTCCACTGTCGCTGTCCGCGGATCCTGACCGGTGACGCATGGCGGCCATTTCGATGTGTCATCTGGCAACGTAGAAAGATCCACCAAGTCCGAACGTATTAGCATTATCGTCGACGTTTCCTTCTTTCCAGCATGATCATGCATGAACTTAATATGTTTCCTGATATTGCGATCCGTTCTCGGAAAGCAGTATCCGGTCTCTTTCGACATTCTGCGAGCGATCTGATGCCACGCTATCCTTGATGGGCCGTGTCCGTCAGCGAAAACTGCCTTGAAACCCAAATCAACTAGTCTTCTGACGATAGTAGTCAGAAGCGAGTCAAATAGATCAGGATCGATGCGGTAGCAGCTGCATTCGTCATCAAGTCCTGGACCCACGAAGAATGGAGGCAGCACCACTCCGCCAAACTTCTTCGCACATTCGCACAGAAACCATTCGGACTGCATAATGTCGGTACCGTATGGCAAATGTTCTCCGTGATATTCAAGGCTGCCGAGAGGAATATAAGCGATGGGCTGTTCAGTTATTCGCTTGTGCAGTTTCTCGGGTGTTAATTCAGCGTATCGTACTTCTTCTGCCATTTGTTCTTCGCCGTCTTCCCGTGCCAACTTGCCATGTACCAATGAAACGTCATCGAGTTCTCAGTCACGTATCTACTCTTGTCGACAACGCCATTGCATTCGCGGTAGTCCTCCCATGTCATCGGGGCCAAATAGTCATGTGGCAGAACTGATGACATATCCTGCATTATGGTATTCAGCACATTACCAGCACTGACGAACTTGTGTTTTCGTCGCCGCTCGTAAAATACGTATGCCTTACTCGCTAATGGATGACCAGCCGCCATCCCTATCACTGCACTTTCTATTCTGGTGCTCGCTCTATCGGCATAACCGCACAGAACTTCTCTATCCTCCAGCGAATACCACAAATCATTTTCTAATACTTCCACGTCTCCATCCATGTAGACACCACCATATTGGTGCAACAGATAGAACCGCAACTGATCTGACACCATAGCCATCACACCACGATTGTACCATGATTTTGCATAGTTATTACCATCTCTCGACAACAATCCTTCGTTCCAATTCCACACCTTGACCCCAGGCGGCAAGTTTTTTATCGCTTCATCACATTCCACCACCTTGTCTGGTTTGCTTTCCCCAAGCCATATCTTGTGGATGATCTTTGGAATCATCGGACGACGTTCCTCATGAACCAGAATTCCGTGCGAACTGCATTCCTTTCCACGAACTCGCATGCATCCATGAAGTTATCGGCATCCATGTAGATTTCAGTGTCTGTACGTGAAGCAGACTCATCCAGCATCGCCTTGAACATCTTTTGATAGTACCTCGGGAAGCAAACTGCGTGGAACCAATGAGCGTTGAGGTCCTGATGGTGCGTCGGCAAACTGAAAGGCAATCTGCCAGTCTTGCGGTACTTTCGGTGCGTGCACCGCGGAATACTCTTGTCTGTCTTGACGCTAAGTCCGACTCTATAGGCGATGCTGGAAATGTAGTTCTCATCGCAGTCCCACCATCCCGGTAGCACTGGATACTGCGCAGTTCTATCCCACACATCGCGGTTGAATGCATATATCGAACCAAGCATGATGGGATATTTCGGCAAGTACGTTACCACCTTGGTTGTTAATCCCCTTTTCGTTATCTCCATCGTCGCCGCACGTTTCCTGCCGTGACCTTCTAAAACGACAGGCGGTTGCACGATACCATTGAACACGGAACATGATTCAGCGAGCATCTCTATGCTGCCATCTGGAAATGAACAATGTGGATCACTGATGATCAATACGTCTCCAGTCGCATGTTGTCCGGCAAGATGTCTCGCCCCTGAACAACCCAATCTCTGTTCGGCATGTATGAGTCTCACGTCACCTATGTCATCGCAGCATCCATCTTTGCTGCAATCGTCGACGATCACGATCTCCACATTGGCATTGTCATCGCTGCTCTGACGAATCGATGCGACTGTTTCCTTGAGCATATAACCGGCGTTGCAGGCTGCCATGAGCACAGATGTTTTCATAGTGGTTTCCACTTGGCTGTGATGCGGTCAGCAATTTGCTGGTCTTCTACATGCGAATCAAAACCGATCACGAGATAATCCACGTACTTCACTATCCTATCTAGTGCTAATTTCCGTCGCCTGTAAAGAGCATACGCTCGGTTCAGACTTATCTTGGAACATCTAGCTATGCTGTATATGACCATGCGTGCCGATCTCGCAGCTACAATGATCCTTGGATTATCTATTGCAACGAGATAGATTCCCAACAGATCAGAGATTCTCGGATCCTTGATTCCCCAAGTCGCCCCCTTCTGACTCTTTTTTCTAATCAGTAACTCCAACAACCTCATGAATCTAACCAAATGGATGTCTCCTGATAACAGTCTGCTGTTTAGTTCTACGAAATCCAGGTCTTCCCAATATCCAAGTGGATTGTTTTCGTCAGGTTCGACAAACCGTTCCCCCATGTCGATTCTTAGCATAGTGTGCATTACTCTCGCCACCGTGCTCGTTCCCGATCGTCCAGTTCCAATGACGAGGTATGGGCCTGAAAGGAACGAATTGCCGTTCATTTCAAGACTCTCGCAAAACATATGCCGCGAGGTGTCGGCAAGAATAGTGGCTGTATGTATCCTTGTTTTGCCATGTCTTCAATATCTGGCCTCAGAGGATCGGGAAAATGTAGTCCCGTATCATGCCAACACACCACAGTCCATTTGTTGCAGTAAGGATGCAAATGCTCGAATTCTCTGCGTCGATGTTCAAATGGCGTGTCGAACAATGCAAACTCGATGGTTTCTTCCTTTTGCGGTAACCAGTCCAGTGAATTGCCCCAATGCACTTGCACCGGCAATCCTACACATCTACGTCTCGTGATCCTGACTCGTTTGCGTTCATTATCAATGGCCACAAGTCTACCGTGACCGTTTCGCTGTAATGCCCGTCCGATGAGTTTCGTTGTGTGTCCTCGATAACAACCAGTCTCAATCACCAAATCGGGCTGAAGAGCTCTCACGAATGCACTTATCAATTCAGCTACTTCAATTTCTATCGCCGCATCATCATGACTGTGCCACAGCCCGCAATCTTTGCAGTCTGGATTGCCCAGGCTCTGCGTGTTTTGACTCTCTCGTCTTGCTTTCACGTCATCCGATCACTCTTGCAAAACATACGCCTCTTGGAGTGGGCAGGAAAATCGGCTGCACGATGCCCTCTTTCGCTAGTTGTTCAATGGATGCTCTAATGGGATTCTCGAAATGCCAACCCGAATCATGCCAACAGACGACGGTCCACTTGTTGAAGTACGGCCTGAAATGTTCAAATTCTTGATGGCGAAAAGGGAAGTTAGTATCGAAAAACGCAAACTCTATTTCCTCTCCGTCCTTTGGCAGCCAGTCCAACGAACTGCCATGCTCCATTTGCACAGGAAGTCCTCTGCACTTCCGTCTCATCAAGCGGAAACTTTTCAGGTCTTTTTCTATCGCGACTATTCTTCCATGTCCATTACGTTTTAGAGCCGTTCCTATCATCTCCGTCGTGTATCCACGGTATGCTCCGGTTTCGACCACGAGTTCTGGTTGCAGTGCCCTGACGAATCCCGCGATCAATTCTGCCACTTCGTACTCTGTCGCAGAACCGTTGTGGCTGTGCCATAGATTGCAATCTTTGCAATCTTGATTTCTACGACTCAATCTAAATCTACTCTCTAATCCTATAGGACCCATGACACTGCATTCCTTGTTCTTTGTCGCTTCGGATCGAGCGGGCCGAGACATTGTGGCTTGCGAAACCTACTTGCTGCAATCCACGGCAAACCGATATCTTGTGCCACTGTGCCATGCCGCCCTTGCGAGTGAACGATGAAGTATTTGTATAGTTCCTCTCGTTCATGTGTTTCCAAGTTTGGTATCGGGATAGAAAAGTCTTTTCTGCTGCGTAGTTGTATTTCCGGATTGTTGACCTCGTTGAGTTCCTTGGCCAACATGCGAAGCAATTCGCCCCTGACTATAGACGGGCCCAAGACAAAGTATGGCAAATAATGTCTATGCCTCCGCTGCGTTCTCCAGCGAAAAACCACCTGCAACGTATCCTCTCGCTCGAACCAAGCCAGCATATTGTTGATGTTCACTGCCTGATAAAGCACCCAGTCATCTTCCAGGTTCAGCACGTAATCCGCTGTGGTTTGACCCCAGCACCATTTGCACGCCTTCGCCTGGTTTCCGACTTCTGTTCTATTGCTCACTGAATTCTTGAAGTGCCCTTTGGATACTAGTTCACATTCATCCCTGATTGATTCCATCTCTAACTTGTCGGCAAGACTATCCGTAGGATAAGGATCGATGTTCACGTAATGCGTAGAGTTGTCCCAATCTACTCCACACAGATTCGTGTAAAATGAGCTGTATGTCTGGCGATGCAATTCTGGTCGAGGCATGGCTGTGGTGCATATATCCAAAACGATACCACTCATCGTTTTTTTCTCCCGGCGAGCAGTATTTCTTTCTGCGGTTTGGGCGATAGGCCCTTGATCTCCGTCCGCACGTTGTCCACAGCGAACTTGCCGACTAGTTGTTTGAGCGACTCCTCATCCGGAAAGCAACAATTGTGTGCTGCCCCACTGTTTGGTTTGCCTTCTACGGGAACAACGATCAGGAACCATCCTCCCCGCATCAAAACTCGCAGCATCTCTCGAATTCCATTCTCTGGATCCGGAATGTGTTCCAAAGTATGAATGCAAGTTACGCAATGCCATTTCCCATCCTCGAATGGCAAATGCCGCATGTCGCCCTGCATCACGTTGCGACCGAGTACTTCTTTCGTATGCTTTGCTGTCTCTGGTACCAACTCCACGCCAAGCACTTCCTTAGTGCCCATCTGAGTCAGTTTGTCGACGACGAAACCATCTCTGGAACCAAGATCGAGAAACTTTCTGCCCTTGATGCATCCGGGTATCTGACCCATGAACCAATCAACAGCTCGTGACTGTCTTCGTTGAACTTTGCCATAGTCTTTCGGTTTGCTGCGTCGCCTCTGTTGTTTCAAGAATTCCTCGTCGACTTCCGGTATTTCGCGCGGCATCGGTTTCTTGAGAACCATCTCGTAGAAGTCCTGCTCACTCCGTACCGCCCTACCAGCGATTTCCTCGCGGAATTTGCTGATCAACTGGATGCGGGCACCCGGAATCAATTTGCTTCGCCATCCGCTGCTCACAGAATTCCAGTATTTCTCCGCGTCCCTGAATCTTTTCTTCAGCATAGGTGCCCAGTGAAAGTGATAGGTCGCTGGGAAAAATGCTGCATGTATCCAATGCCCGTTGTTCGACTGATCTACCATCGATACCCGATAGGAGAACATGTATCCACCGTCCGGCTTCTGAGGATGATAATGCTGGTGATTGCAGATATGCCGCTCGTCGACGAATATCGGCACCCCGCTGAACCAAGCCATCAGCGACAATGCCTGTTCGCTGTAACCCCAACACCCCGGAAGTTCAGGCCAACCTCCGAGATGTTCGTAGATTGGTTTTTGCACGCAATAGATCGTCCCCAGCAAGGCAGGCCATTCTGCCGGGCCGGGCCGTGCGTAGCTGACTTTCAGCCCGCGGTCGCTCTCCGTCAGAAATCCGCCCGCCCTCGAATGCCGAACGACTGGTTTGCCCTTCGTCTTCGGAAGACATATCGCCTGCTTATTGCAGGTCAGTTCAACCAAATCTCTCAATGCCAATTCCGGATATTGACAGTGAGGATCAGTGAACAGATAGATGTCTCCCTTGGCATTCTTCACTGCCAGTCGACGAGAGGCACTGACACCGAATCGCGTCTCGGTTCGGAGTATCAATACATCCTTGTCAAGTCCGGTGCAGCAACCATCCACGCTCTGGTCATCGACGATGATGATTTCATGCGGCCAGTCGCCGAGTGATTGACGTATGAGCGGTACGGTTCTCCGTACCCACTCGCCTTGGTTCAGGGCACAACTGATGACGCTAACTAACGGTGGCATGACTTGAACTCGCTCCTTCGACTACCGTTTTGATGATTTCGCTCCTACATGCACGTCACGACAAATTCATTGCCGCATACGAACCCGCTACTATCCTTCCCAAGAATTGCATCGGTTCGGCCTGCACTTCTCTCTGCGGAAAACATTCCGCAGGCCAATCCTATATCTTCCGCATTCAGTTGTATTTTCTTCATCGGCCACATCTCATACTGTTTTCGACACTGCCGTTCCCACTCAGCTATGGTATCCAGACTCATCGGATATGGACGTCCCCACTCCGGCCTGCTGCGGCGATGATAGCTTTGCTGTATCTTCTCGGCATCCTTCTTGAGATAGAGCAAGATCGGCGTGTACCTTATAAAATCCCAGTACTGCAATGTCATTCTGAACCGCGGATCCTTCAGTACCCAAGGTTGTTCCAGCACTTCCAGGACAGCTCTCTGTTTTTTCTCAAATCCTAACAATCCAGAACCACAGTTCCTGATAATCCATCCATTCAGTTCTCGCACAGAGAGGCTCTCGCCGTGCTCGTCCATATCGTTTCGCTTCCATCCTGCAGTTGCCAGCATATTCGCCACGATGCTGCTGTTGCAGTGCTCCTGGCATAGGATCACAATGTTTGGATGTTGGTTCATACGATTATATGAGTGGTCAGTGATTGCAACTTCATCTCGTCTATCTTGCTGACGAGGCCATTTATCACTTGTTTCGTAGACTCTAGTTCTTTCTTCAATGACAGGTTTTCTTCGATCATGCGGCTCCGCATGGAATCGATTGCCATCTTCTGATTGGCAATCGACGTAATCAGTTGCTCGATTGATTTGTCAAGATGATCCAGTGCCCTGTGTATCCGGTACAATGGCTGTCCTTGACCTTCTGTAGATTGTGTCATGCTCGCTCCTCCTGTATCAAGCCTCTCCAGAATTCATCATCTGGACGTTGCTTGATTTTCTCAAATTCTCGTTGCTGGTCAACTATCGGTCCCGCCTCGAATTCCTCAATCAACCCTTCCCGTTTCCTGAGATGCCGTCTGAATACTTTGGGGAACCAATATTCATCCCACGTTTTCTGCTCAAAGCACACTCTGGCCACCATGGCGTGATTTCTCGCCACTTTCCACCAAGGGCAAGGATAGGGCAACCTGTGTCCCGGGGTGAACCTGTGGCGACACACTGGGCCACAGAGATGCAGGATAGGCACATCGGCGAAGAATGCCTTGACAGTCATCGCTGGTTCAGAAGCACCGTGGCATCGCAAACCATCGATCAATTTTAGCTTCGGCCAGACAGTCTTGGGCACGACATATCCCGGAACGATCATCGTGGAACATCTGGACAATGGAGCCCCATCGGCAATGTAGGTATCGTCAACTCCATCCGGCCCCATGTAAACTTCGTCATCGGATGGTAGATTGCCAGGCCGACGTTTCCACTGCCCATCGAACAGCCCATTCTTTGCTCCGCCTCGCTTCTGCCGCATCCGGGCACCGTGGCCCATCCATCGACTTTCTCTCTCACCTTTCGGTGGCAATCCTGTCAAGCATGGCCAGACGATGGATTGTCGCTCTCTGGCCACCTGAGCACATTTATTGAGACATCCCTCATCGACTCGCTGGTGGGCATCCAGAAAAGCGTAGACATCGCCTTTCGCCATCGCCACGCCATCGTTGCGGCTAGCAGCGATCCCTATCCGTTCGTCGTGCCGGACTACGGTCACGCCATCGACTGCCCCGCCAGTATCGTAGCAGCACCATGGATCACAGCTTCCATCTTCACTCGCATCGTCAACGAGAATGATTTCCACATCGCTCGTGTTGGCGAATACGGAATCTATCGTATTCTTTACCTCGTCGCCTTCGTTAAAGGATGTGATTATAACAGAGATCATGTGTGTTCCCTAAGATGATGTCAATAAAGCATTTGTCCCTCTTGCGTCGCAACCACAATATTGATCAGTCCCTGAGCCGCAGTCTTTTGTGTCATTGTCATCGTAATATGGTACTGATTCATTCAGGCTGCTGCAATCGATATCAGGACTGATACTTTTTTCCCAGTAAATTTGTTCCGAGCCAAGAATCAAACATTCGCAATCGTCGCAATCGAATATTGTCAATGCTATTTCTATCGTACCGACCGCATGCATGTATAGATTGATTTGGTACCCGACGCTCTCTCCATTATCACATTCCATATTCTTCCAATACTGACAATAGGATGGATTATTGCCATTGAACACAAGCTGATGCTTCTTGCACAAGTCGGAATTCTGGCAGCATCCGCTGTCGCAAAAGTAACCTGCAACCATCGATGGTATAGTCACATAAAGATATTCTGGTGCTGTACCTCCAGAACACACATCGCATGGCACAGCGCCTTCAGAAGCACTCGCTGACGGCGACGGCGATGCACAGGGCGACGCTGATGGCGAGCCCGAAGGTGATGCCGATGCTGATGGCGACGCACTCGGCGACGGCGAAACTGAGGGAGAGCCAGATGGCGAACCCGATGGCGATGGCGAAACTGACGGCGAGAGACTAGGCGACGGTGACGCTGATGGAGATCCTGTCGGTGACCCAGAAGGTGATGCGGAGGCTGAAGGTGATAATGAAGGCGATGGCGATGCTGATGGAGATAACGATGGTGATGGCGAAGCCGACGGCGACAAACTAGGTGATGGACTCGCCGATGGAGACGCAGATGGTGACGCCGATGGGGATCCTGATGGGGATGGTGAGGCAGACGGAGACAATGAAGGAGACGGCGACACCGACGGTGACAACGATGGGGACGGTGACGCCGATGGAGAACCTGATGGAGATTCAGATGGCGACAGACTAGGAGAAGGAGATGCTGATGGTGAACCTGATGGGGATTCGGATGGAGACAAGCTCGGCGACGGCGAAGCTGATGGTGAACCTGACGGTGATTCAGATGGTGATAAGCTAGGCGATGGACTTGCTGAAGGTGATGCCGTAGGTGACGCTGATGGCGATAGGCTGGGAGATGGTGATGCTGAAGGGGAAGCCGTCGGCGATACTGATGGGGATAGAGACGGACTGGGACTAGCGGACGGTGATGCCGTAGGTGAAACCGATGGCGACAAACTCGGTGATGGAGATGCGGACGGAGATGCCGTCGGTGATACCGAAGGGGACAATGATGGGCTTGGACTAGCTGATGGCGATGCTGTTGGCGATACGGATGGCGATAATGATGGACTCGGACTGGCTGACGGCGATGCTGATGGTGACACCGATGGAGACAAGCTCGGTGACGGTGAGACTGACAGCGATGCTGAAGGCGATATCGATGGCGATGCTGATGGCGGTATCGATGCCGATGGCGAAATCGACGGTGATGGCGATACTGATGGTGATGGAGATACAGAGGGTGATAACGATGGACTTGGGCTGGCGGACGGTGATGCCGTTGGAGATACCGATGGCGACAAACTTGGAGATGGACTAACGGATGGGGACGCTGTAGGTGAAACAGAAGGCGACAAACTCGGTGACGGCGACACCGATATTGATGCCGTTGGCGAGACAGACGGCGACACCGATGGGGGCACTGACGCTGAAGGTGACAACGAAGGCGAAGGCGAAACCGACGGCGAAACCGACGGTGATAATGATGGACTTGGGCTAACCGACGGTGAGGCAGACGGCGATGCACTCGGAGACAATGACGGCGATAAACTCGGAGATGGAGAAACTGACGGCGATAAGCTCGGAGACGGTGATACAGATGGTGATATACTTGGGGATGGTGATACCGATGGGGATGCTGTTGGCGATACGGATGGCGATATACTCGGTGACGGCGAGGCTGTCGGCACATACGTCGGCGATACCGAAGGTGATACACTTGGTGATATACTCGGAGACGGTGATACCGACGGCGATGGACTGACGCTCGGCGATGCACTTGGGACGGGACAAACAGTCGAACTGCAATACACCACAGCGGCCGACCCGTCGCAATAGCTCGTCCCCGTCGAACCCTCGTAGTCTAGCTGCTCGAATATGTCAGTCGGATTTGGCTCGACGAATACCGTTTTAGTCCATGCAATCGTCTGATCGTCTATGATCAGCTCAATCCTGATTTCCCATTCTTCCGCCGTACCGTTCTGCGTGATGCTGAATTCGGCTTTCGTCAGTCCCGGCCCGACTCCGCAGCAGTCAGGCAAACTCACTCGCCACATCATGCTGCCGACGTAGTTGCCAGTGAAAGCATCGTTGAGATCATCGCAATGCACGCAAGTGTCATTGGCTATGGCAGCGAAACAGAATTGAACTGGAGGAAACGTATTGCATGGGCCACATACGCATTCCGGACATCCTTCGGCCAGTGAGTAATCTGCCCAATTCATATCCTTGGGCACGAGATATTTGAGGGTCACATAGCAGACGTACTGCACATAGCCAAACTCATCACAGATGACATCGCATACTACTTGTTCTTCGCACCACTCAAACTGTCGAACCGCATCGATACTTTCCCACCGTTCTTCCTCTTTGTTCCAGAACGCTTGAAGGCATTGCCCAGATTCAACCGATCCATCGCAGGGAAGAGTGACATCAGCGGTGGACTCTTCATAATGGCCATCCATGCCAACGACACTGATCAGGGAAGTCGTTTGGTAGTCATCCCCCGGAGCTGGCCCCGTGATGAACGTCGCACTATACGGTTTGACGATGTGCCATCCGTCATCTATCCAATTCAAGGTACAATACGAATTTTCCCAAATGCGAACGTGAGTCGAATTGCAAGCCGTGACGGTTGTGGCACTTTCTATTTCCTCGCCGCAAAGTCCTCCCAATAACGCCACCGTCCCAGTCTCCCTGGGATCAATGTCGGCTTTAGCTTTTCCGAGTAATGACACCCGAGATGTGCTTTCAGCGAACCAGTAGCCATACTTCGTTTTCCAGATAGGTATGTATGTCCAATAAATTCGCTGCTCGCTGATGTTATAGACGTTGCGGGTATAACCAGTATCGACGAGATCCCCGCTGGACGCGATTTTATAGACGTAACAAGTTCCGCTTCCGGGAACCGGTCCAGCTCTTCCTGGCAGTCCTTCGCTATCCACTGGAAGTCCGAAGTAGATTTCTGGAGATTGGTGTCCCTCTGCCTCCAGATTGTCCATTGCCAGCCATTGATCACGGAAGTTTTCAGTAGACGGTTCCTTTTTGATGCGGTCTAGAACGGACTGCACCAGATCGCGATCTTCTTTCGTGAGTGCGTAGACTGCCATTATGCTATGGTCCAGACGTCACGGAGATATGAATGGTCGCATTTTCTCCATGACAACTGCATTTTTGACCTCCGACTGGGCCACAACCGAATGTCTCGCCCGGCTGATATTCATCCATGTCTGAATATCCATCATCGGAGTAATCCATGTCGAAATCGAAGGTGTCGCAGTCTTGGAGTTCATCAAAATATTGCTCCCATGTGATGTTGAATTCATCGAATTGTGGACATCCAAATGGTATGCTGGCATCTAGATTTATCTTGACGTATGTACCGCCTCCTGCCTGACTAACATACATATTTATTTCATAGTTCCAATTGCCAGGATCGCTATCTTCTGCCCACCAATTGCAAATACTTCCTTGCTGTATCAACGTCACTGTATATTCCTGGTCAAAATCATCGCAGAATCCTCCGCCGACGTTATCATCACAGAAGAATCCACCATCTAGTCCGCTGATTGTCACATACATCGTTTCCGGCGCTGTATTGTGCAGACATCCTTGGCAATTACCCTCGCCAGGTGATGCAGACGCAGACGGTGACAATGATGGTGACATTGATGGAGACGGAGACACAGATGGTGATAGCGATGGTGATGGCGACACTGACGGAGATACAGATGGCGATATAGATGGTGATAGCGATGGAGATGGGGATACTGACGGCGAAAGTGAGGGAGACCCGGATGGTGGTATCGAACCGCTCGGCGATGGGGATACCGATGGTGACACAGACGGAGATAAACTGGGCGATGGAGATACTGTCGGGGACACAGAAGGTGATAAACTAGGACTTGGAGACACCGAAGGTGACAAACTTGGACTTGGCGATACAGTGGGCGATACTGAAGGTGACACGCTTGGGGATGGAGATACAGACGGGGATAAACTTGGCGAAGGTGAAGCTGTCGGTGGAAGCGTCGGAGGAATGCTCAAAGACGCTGATGGACTCTGACTCGGACTAAGGCTTGGCGTCGGAGATGCCGTCGGACTTACGCTTGGGCTGACACTCGGCGACGGCGAGACAGACGGACTAAGACTTGGACTCGCACTCGGCGGATGAGTTTCTCCGCATGGGACACATATACATTCAGGACAATCAACAGCTTCGCTGTATGGCGTCCAGTCCATATCCTTCGGTACGAGATATTTGAGCGTTTCATAGCATACATACGCCACGGTCCCGTCTGGATTGCAGATAACATCGCAGACTACTTCTTCTTCACAATATTCCAGCTCCCGCATCGCATCTGCGATTTCCCATCGTTCCGTTTCTTTATTCCAAAATGCTTGAACGCACTGCTCGTCGAGCAAAGGACCTTGACAAACGAATGCACTCGCAGTCGTCGGTGCATAGTGACCATCCATGCCAACGACTGCCGTAAGATTCACGTTATCTCCCGTCTCTGCCGCACTAGTGGTTTCTCCAGTAATGAAAGTGGCACTATATGGCTTCACGATGTGCCAGGAAAAATTGATCCACGAGAGTGTACACCAAGAACCGGCCCATATCCTCACATGCGTCGAATTGCAGCAATTCGTTTGGAATCCAGATGTGGTTTCTTCACCGCACAGCCCAGATTTTATCGTAACGCTACTGTAGTTCCCTGGATCAGTATCATAAATGACTTGCCCTAGAAGATGCACTTGGCTTTGCGATCCAGCGAACCATTTGCCGTACTTTGTCTTGTAGATTGGAATGAAATCGTAACGAATCAACTGTTCGGAATAGTTATAGACGAGTCGAGTGTAACCTGTTGCAACGAGTGATCCAGAAGAGAGCTTGTAGACGTTGCATGTTGCACTGCCGGGAGTAACACCGCTGCGTGCCGGTATGCCCCACGCATATTTAGGCCGAGCGAAGTATATCTCCGGAGACTGATGGCCTTCAGCCTCGATCATGTCACGGCGATGCCATTGCCGCTTGAAAGGACGTGGCGTTTTCTTTCGCTCGCGGTCCAGAAACCGCTGGAGAATGTCCCTGTCGGATTGACTCAGAAGAAAGGCTTCAGGCACTTATGCTCCCCTTTACCTTAGCCGCTCCCGGTGCTGAATTTTAGTACTCGAATGCCTCCACGAGGAGCACTACGGTATCTCCGTATGCTTGCCCATAGAGTTCCCAGGTCCCTGCCGTCCCCGGTCCCTGAAGATAGCGACTCAATCGCATCGTATACGATTCACCAGGCAGCAATTCAATGAAGGGATAGAAAGTGCTAACCCCATCGTAGACGCCGACCTCCACGCGATTTGTATCGTCCTGATTCATGAATCGGCATAGAGACGGCCAACTCAACTCGCTCAAGTCGATGGATGTTCCGCCGGTAGTGATGCTCACGGCACCTGGAGATGGGCCTTTAGTGCCTGTCACATCGGCAACGAAAGACGTCGGACGACTGCTGTAGTCAAGCACCGTTGTCGTGCTCGACAGCTTGCGTATGGTAAGTGTTGATTGAATAGTTGCTTCGCTTGACATGTTATTCTCCCAAGTTTCGGGAGGCTAGAAAATCGACTGGATTTATTCCTACCTCGTCGAGGTCATTTGCTGTGAATTCACCATAGTATCGCACCGCTTCTTTGCTCTCTATCAGTGGTATCTTGTGCAACTCCGAATCCAAGGCCGTATCTGGCATTTTGCTGCCCGCACCATTCAGTTGGACGGTAACCATGTTTCCGGCTGCATCTGTGGCCCGCACAAAATTTGTATTGCCAGATGGAACCCATACCCTTGGACTAGTGCCTTGCCATTCCCCATCTAGAACCTGCGTACCTTCATCCATGATGTCGTCGCGGTCAAATTTGTCGCCCACCTCGAATTCAAATCGTCGAGTGAAGTATCTAGTGAATCCACCGCCGAGTGCTGGCTGTTTCACTTCTTGCCATGTGATTGACTGACATTTTACGATGCGCGTACCATTGCCAAGTGATCCTCGCGAAGTTCCCAGTCCCCATATCGGCGCGAATCCATTGACTTTGTTAACCAACGCAGTCAATTGCGGCAGTTGGGGGCCTACCCATGAAATGTTTTCTATCACCACGCTCGGTTGATTATCATCAAACTCGACTTGTGGTCCGCTTACTGGTTCCTTCACGGAATTGATGATTGGATTGCCTTCTAAATCGTATTTCGCCTCAATGCGGCCTGATGTATATCCACCACTGAAACGCGGATATTCAGGTACACCGGTTCCTCCAGCAGGACCACCACCACTCACCTTGTTGGTAAAATAGCATTCGACGATGAAGTATTCGTGCGGGTCATTCTTCTGTTCGTACGGCGTAATTTTTTTCTTCTTGGCACATATGACGTCCCTGTCGATATCTCGACCGTTCGCCCAATAGTCACCCCATTTTGGCAGTCCATAAATATTAGTAGCGAAACCTTGCGGCTCATTTGATACGTAATAAGGCCCGTATAAATATGAGAACGCTATCGCACTGGAGACACGCACCATATACCTCGCCGTATAAGTGCGATATCCATCATCGTCAACTTCAAGATCCCAATAGATGAGACGTGCTGTATCTACAGGTTGTGCCACTATTCAAAATCCGCTGCATCTATAGTTACTCCACTAGTCGTCCCAGTGGAAATCCACTTTTCGATAGTCTTACCGAGATTGCCAAGACCTGCCGTAAGACTGTCCATTTTCTGCTGCGACTTCTCTTCTCGTCTCTTTCTCTCAGCCTCCTGCTGTATCTGCTTCTCGGCCTGTTTCAATTGTGTGAGCGTCTGTGCCCTGCGTTGACTGGCCTCAACACTGCCAACTGCCACTGCCTCCCGTCTACCTACGAAACTCTGTATGCCTCGTGCCTGTTCTGCCTGTTCTTCCGGTCTCCAGAACATGGCCCCGAGAGACGCCCCCAGTCCGCGCCGAGTCGCCCCGAATAGCGAGGCTAGATTGCCGCCCCATGCGCCTGGCAACTGCTTCATCGCCCATGCTTGTGCACCGAAATCTCGTTGCCAACGAGTCCAAGTGTCTTCTCGCTCTTGGTTAATGGATGCCATCATCACATCGCGCCATTGTTGTTGCATTTCAAACGGAGCCCGCATAATCTGAAACGCTTTTATCGCATCTCGTTGGGCTTGTTCCGTAGATGGGCCTTTTGTTTCGAGTTGAATAAGCTTAGTATAGGCATCATTTAATGCCTTCTTACGTGCTGCTATTAAATCGCGGTCAAATTGCGTTCCCTTATGCTCTGGCCCAACAAATGGATTGCGTGTTATTCCATGTCTATAAAACTCTTGTATCGGCGTTCCTTCCAATGGTGGGACAGTGATTCCGGCCCTGGCTTCTTCAAATGCTGCTCTCGCTCGCTGGACATTAAATCGGGCTGATTCCAAGGCGTCAGCTTCTCGTTGCGCCCGCGTCTCTTTCAGCAATTCATTTCTCATTCCCGTCAGATCAATTTCTTGTTGAAGCTGATTCAGCCGCTTCTGCATTATGTTTGTCTGGTTCTCTAATACGGCCGTCTCTGCATCAATTTCGTCCGTCGCAGCCGCCATGGCTTTCTTGTAGGCATACCAGATGCCAATCATCGCAGCAATAATAGCATATACTTCCCAAGATGCGGCCTTGAGTCCTAACATAGCAGCTGCAGTTGCCCTAAGCGCAGGTATAACTACAGTACTCAGTAGCGGAGCTAACTTACCAAATGCCCAAAGCAGAGAACCCGCTGCGAATGCAGTCGGCCCAATGGCAGCAACAAGCCCTCCAATCGACAGTAGAAGTATCTTGGCTGTGGTTCCCATATTGGCTAGGGCACTGACGGCAGTCCGGGCTGATCCAACAAGCGCAGAACCCAAAGGTATCAAGAGTTTTCCGAATTCTACTCGCAAGTCCCTGATGTCTTCCCACAATTCACGTGTTTGATTAGCCAGACTTCCAGATGTGCGACCATAATCACCGATTGCATTCTTTGATTGTTGTATGGCCAATTGAAGGGTAGCATACGCCTTCGCTTGACGTTCGCTTTCATAGGTCAATCCCCTGGCAGCATCTTTGGCCATCTGAGCCTTGACGTCGTTTTCAAGAATCGCAATGCCGAGAGATTTCATCATTTCCCTCTCGCCAAGCAGTCCCTTGGTGAGAGCATCACTAGCACGTTCGGCACCTCCTTCAATGTTGGTGAAACTTGCGAGATCAACTGCCAATTTCTGAACCTCGAAACTCAAATCAGCCGCTGCTTCTTGCGTGAATCCAAATCCAGTCAACAGATCTCCTGTGTTAGACATCAATTTGCGGGCTGACATATCGGACAAACCGTACGCTTTGTCCAATGTGGCGACCATGCTATTTGCCTGTCGTTCTACCCCAGAAAACGTGACAGCGAATTTATTGGCGGTTTCTTCTGCATCTGATGCCGTTTTTGCCAGCAACACTCCAGCACCAACAAGCGGTGCCGTGACGAACAATTTCATCTTGACACCGAACTTCATCAATGATGCACCAGTGGTTTCGATTCTTTGTCCGAAGTTTTCAACGGCTTTCGCGGTGTCTGCTGCCTGCTTCTTGGCGTCTTGAAGCATGCTCTTGTAGCTGGCAGAATCTCCGAGGAGACGTACTACTAACCGACCAACTTCAGCGGATGTCGCAGCACCAATCATCTGCTACATGATCTCCTGTGCCCTATCCTGCAATCTTAGTCTTCGTATCCACAACGATTTGCTCCATTTCGTTGCCTGTTCCTTCGTTATGGTACTTCGTGTCGGCTCCGGTCTCGATGCACCCGATACATGTTCTACCTGCTGGTCAAGCCATTCGTTCCACAACAGAAACTCCCGATACGTCATCCTCTGCATCAGTTCTCGGATGTCGGGGGTACGGAAATGATCTGCGATTCGCAGCCATCGTCCGTACCTTGCAACACGTTTTTTACCTTTTCCTGCTCTCTGATCCTTTCGAGTCGCTTTCGGAGTTCGCTCATCTGTTTACTAATCGTTTCCTCCGTGTCATCCTCGAGACCGCTGATCTCTTTGGCTTTCTCGAACAACGGGCCGATTATCCTGCTTGGAAATCCACGCACCTTGTTCAGTGCAACGCGAACAGTGGCCTTTCCATCTTTGGTCTCCCAAAGGCATCTACTTACCAACAGCGACGGGATGCCGGCTGAGTCTTCGGGAAGGGAAAGTATCTTCTCTCCTTCCATCTGCACGCCCTGCATCCTCGCGTTGTTGTAGATTCTGGCATCTTCTCCGCTGGCCTCTCGCAGCAGATATTCCTTGCCTGCGATCTTCACTGGCACTTCAATCAGTGCCAGGTCGTCGAAATCAAATTCCATGTCATGCTCCTAATTCTTGAGATCAATCGATGTACAAACCACCTCCACCAGTGCCGCCGACGTGCTCCATTCTCGGGCCGTAGAGGACGCCATTGTTGTCCTGATTTGTTGGCGTAACTGTGATCGTAACTTGCGGATGAGTTCCTTCCGCCAATTCCGCGAAGTCCATGTTTGTGATCGCTCCCCAGAAACAGATTTGGGCATCATCTGGGAATGTGACGGTGATGACAATGTTCTCATTCACCAATGTCACTGCATCGTCATAGCAATCTGGATCATATGCACCAGTTACAGTAAAAGTTGTTAGCGTCTTCAACGATCTCGGGCTGAAACTTCGCCACGTGACATTATGCATCGTAGTGGTATCGATCGCGGGCAAGCCATCGACTCCAGGCGGTTTGACTGTCTTCTCCCAGATGCTGAAATCTGGGTTCCCATCGGTATCGTCGCCGAAGGTCACTTTGGTGGAATATCCGTCATCCAGTGGTATCCCAGTTGGCGATGGTCGGTCGGTTGGGCTCGGAGGTCCAGTTGTGGCCATGAGTTAATCTCCTATTACAAGAGTGTTATAATTCACGCAACGCCGTGAAACAGTTCAATGTAAATAAGTGCCGCTTGTTTTCGGGCACTTCTTTTCCCAAATGGATGGGACCGCTCGCTCTGTTGATTTCTCGCACAGAATAAGTCGAAGTCCCTATGACTACTCCCGTGTATCTGACTTGCTCGTCGAACGCTATCGCGATCACATGTGCCTTGCTCCACCCCACGCTGTATCTCTTACTTCGCACCCGCACCATGAAACCGTGATGCTCCTGAACCTCCCCGTTCACCATGTGCCGCCCATCGTGCATCCCGGTGGTATCATAGACCGTAAGGCAATTGTCCGGGCTGTCTACGGTCGTGCTCAAGAACACAGGCCAGTCGTCATCATCTGCGACTGCTGTTCCCAATCCGAAATCGATGATCAACTGTTGAATCACCGCAGCCGGCGAATTGGTGAGTAGTCCTGACACTACTATGGTTCCTTGGCAGTAAATGCACTACCCTTCAACTTGCCGAATTCCTCCGGCACTCTTCGCTGACTTTCAGCTTGCAAACGCTGACCTACTGCAACGAGTCCTTCCATGATAGATCCGGTACTCTGATAGATGCCATTCACCATGCGGTTGATTTCCCCACTGTTAGCCATCTCCCTAGCTGGATTCTCCAGGAACTTCGGCCCCGATCCCGGTGGATCCCAGTACCTTCCTCGCCCACTCGGACGGGGCAGTCCTTTCAACTTCATCTCCACATTTTCATGCACGTAGATGGCATATCCGACGCCACGATATCCCACAACCACACTTCCATTATCTTTGGCTGCCGATTTCGCGGCAAGACCGTCAAGTCTCGTCTTCAAGGCATCCAATCCTTCTATCACCATCGCGGTTATTTCTCCTGTTTATCTCTCTGTTGCTTGTAATGCCGCAGGCAGTTTTCCTGAACTTTCACCACCGCGTCACCGATCTTTTGAATGGTTCCATTCTGTCTTGCGAAGTGCTCGTCTATTTTGCGGCCAAGATCAATTACTTCCTGTTCCAATCTAATCAATCGCTCTTTATTGCCTCCGGCTGTCGCCACGAACATCTCGACCGTCTTCTGTTGCGCTTCAAGTGTTTGTTTAGCACCTTGCATCCACTGAAGTATATCGGACACCCTATCCCGAGTGGCTTGCATCTGTGTCGTTTTGGTATCGTATTCTGTGAACATCATATCAACTCTCATCATCCATGTTTTGAGCCACACTGCTCTCGCAATCAACCAAACAACAGCAGCTAAAATGACACCTACGATCCATTCTAGATGCTTCTCCAGAAATTCGTTCATGGTTGCCCCCCATCTTTGCAGCTCCTATACGGTGCCATGATATGCTGCTGGAACGCTCAATAAACGATACAAATCGCGCCCGTCGCTGGTCATCGATATAATCACCCGATATCTACCGACCTCCGTGAGTAATGCAGCAACGGCTGAATCCATGTATCCAACGTAATTTCCATTGGTCCCTGTGAGGTAAGTCATGTCGCCAGATGCTCCCTCGATACTTCCACCGGTCCTGGTTTGAACTTCCCATGTTCCCGTGGCATTGTTGACGTATTCGTCTTCCTCTACGTCTTTCAGGCCAGTGATTCTGAATCGGTTGTCTTCCGATATGTAAAGCGTCGGAATGGACATATTGTTGACTCCTATTGTAGCGGTTAGTCGGCTGCCGATGCCCAATGTCGCAGACAATCTCGTGGTAATTGATAACGTGCCAGAGAGCACGCCTCTTATCGACGGGGATGCACTCGGGCTGGCTGACGGCGATAGCGATGGCGACGGACTGACCGAGGGTGATGCCGATGGTGACAACGATGGACTTAGAGACGGAGATACCGAAGGCGATAACGATGGACTGAGAGACGGTGACACCGATGGACTGAGGGAAGGCGACACCGATGGAGATAGCGATGGACTCAATGACGGCGATGCTGATGGACTGAGCGAAGGTGAAACTGATGGACTGAGAGACGGTGACGCCGATGGCGACGCTGAAATAGAAGCCGAAGGTGATGGCGAAATCGACGGCGATGCGGTCGGGGATAAAGATGGTGACACTGAAGGCGATGCCGACGGCGATGCCGTCGGAGATACCGACGGGCTCAAAGACGGCGATGCTGATGGTGACATCGACGGGCTGAGAGATGGCGATGCGGAAGGTGATATCGAAGGTGATATCGAAGGAGACGGACTTGCCGATGGGCTCAAAGATGGAGATACTGACGGTGACAGCGATGGACTCAAAGATGGCGACAGAGCAGGTGATGCAGATGGTGACAAACTCGGACTAACCGACGGTGGCACCGCACTAGCACTCGGACTGATGCTCGGGCTCGGGCTAACACTTGGGCTGAGACTCGGGCTCGGGCTGATGCTCGGACTGGCACTTGGACTCAAAGATGGCGATGCAGATGGCGACGCCGATGGACTGAGGGATGGACTCGCGCTCGGTGGATTTCCTAACGTCACCACCGGCATGTCGGCTAGGTACTTTCGCACCCAAAGTTCATCCACTTGCACTTGTCCATCACCGTGGACTCTGGCGTGAGTGACATCGGAGAATTGGCCTGCTAGACTGCCGGCTTCAACGTCGTCGACATAGAAAGTGATGCTATCATCCGATTCAACAAGTATGCTGAATCTATGCCATCCTGCCGATCGATTTATCGCACTCGCTGTGTATGCACCTACCTTGTCTTTGTAAACATACTTAGTCGTAGATGTGTCCCAATTGACACCCATCCCCGCTGTTTGCGAACCATTGTAGACGAGAAACAAGTTGAATTTGAACGATTCGACATTATCATAGAACATGCATTCCTGATAAAACGTGTGCGGGCTCGGCACAGATTTGAGTGTATACTGTCCGCTCCATCCCTCGAATGTTCCGCAGTACGATCGCCTGGAATTTCTTCTGCCGTCACGATGCCATCCCGCCGTGTAGACGTTCGTATACGTCCAATCGTTGTCTGGAGGCGCGCCAGTACCGTTGACTCGGTTTATCGCTTCGGTGCGAGTGGTTTCTCCATATCCGATCCTCCATACAACTGGTCCACCAGAATCGTTGTAGGCCGAATACCAAATTCTGTAGTCATCGCCGTCTAATAAGATGGTGGGATGATACAACTTCCAATCCCAAGCCGTGCTGAATCCTGGGCGCAGCAATGGATATGGATATCCGTCCCAATGAAGTCGATCATCTGAATGGGCCATGTATATCGGCCCGGCACCGCCATTGCCGGTGACGATGATCATCACATATTCAGCATTGTCCGCATCGTATCGTATGCTGCAATGCCATGGATTGGATACTTCGTTGCTGTCCCAAGTGATGTATTGTCTGGCCAAATCCATCGAAGATCGGCTGTTCATCGGACGATAGAATATCCTCATCATCGAATCGATGAGTTCCACGCCCCAGTTGAACCACTGGACACCGATCTTTACCACGCTGGGTGCCGCTTCTCTCGTGACAGCGTAATCACTGAGAAGCACGGTAATCTCTGCGGACACATCCAGATTGGTATCGATGGTCCGCATGCACGTCTTGTGATCAACGTCGTCGTGCCAATTGTAGTAGACTACGATCTCATCCTGATCGTCGTCATACACGATGCATGGATCACTATTGACACCGGTCGCGGGATCGTTGATAGGGTTGAACGCCGTGCCTGGCGGATTTTCCCAAGTTTCGCCGTCGTCACTCACGACTACGCATGGAAGTTCCTTTGCTGGATCGCTATTGGCATATGGAGTGAATGCCATCCAATACATCCATCCGCTCTCGTCTGGCCACGGCGAATCGAACTTGATTACCGATGGATGGACACCTTGCCCAGTAAGATCTGGAGTTGGTGTCGTTTGATATGTGGCAGGATTTAATCTCTCATAGCCAAACGTTGACTCGAAATCATCGTAGAGCTGAAATACCGAGGCACCATCTCCACCATCTGGCCGATCCGGCCTATACCACAATTGCAGTTCATCTATGTCGTCGGCACCCTGAGTCCACTTGAACCACAATTCGCAAGATGTGCTATCGACAATTTCTGACAGCTCGAATGCTACTGGGGATGCGCCGTCATATAATCTGAGATCCCTGAAATCATTTCGCATCCCCGGTGCAGCTGTAATGTCACAAGAGAGTTGCACATCGGTATATGCTCCCTTGCCGCTGTTGTCTATCGTTATCGTCAGGAAGTCTGCCAATCCGGAAGGGCTGGCACTCGGCGATAATGATGGACTGGGACTGACTGTTGGGCTAGCACTAGGAGATATAGACGGACTGGGTGATATCGATGGTGATAGGCTAGGCGAGACAGATGGTGACGGACTAATGCTCGGGCTCGGACTAGCTCCCGGAGACCAACTGGGTACTATCGATCCGGACGGCGATATGCTCGGTGATAAGCTCGGCGATACCGACGGAGGAACAGCACTTGCCGATGGAGATATGCTCGGTGATGGAGATATGGAAGGCGATAAACTAGGTGATATCGAAGGCGATACGCTAGGCGATGCTGATGGAGATCCCGAAGGTGATGCAGACGGACTTGCTGATGGAGATACACTTGGGGAAATTGATGGCGATAAACTCGGGGACAGACTAGGGCTGGCTGATGGTGATGCAGACGGTGATCCTGATGGAGACTGACTCGGTGACGCAGATGGAGATAGCGAGGGACCGGTCGGAGCATAGAGACCTTGCCGTATCTCGTCTATTTCATCTGCAGAGAGAATGTCGTCAAATACAACGATCTCATCGCCACGACCATCTAAATAATATGCGGATTGTTGTCCAATTTGCAGATCCGCAGTTGTTATTGAGATGTTGTTTGTTGTATTGCCAGTTTTATCTACACCGAGAATTGAGCCGGCAGTGTCATCCCAAATTCGGATTCTATAGGCCTTTGTTGAATCATCAAACGTCGCTCCGATGTGATACCATCGGCCCGTCTGAACCGCAGATGCATGAGTCACAGTTTCAAAATCGGTACCACCCGTGTGCCCGATTATCAGATCCACTTGGGTACTGTATCTACGGACGGTAAATGACCTGTCGTTGGGTGCATTCCATTTGGCAAATAAACTGTCGATATTGTAAACCGCGAAGCTGTCCCACTTTACCCAGAAGCATATGGAGATTGCTTTGTTCGATTCGCCGCTTTTCAGCGGGAATCCACTATCAAGATTAGCATCCGTTATATCGAGATAAGCCGTACTGGCAGCTACGAAGTCACCGCTACACGCACCTTCTTTGTAATCCCCGGTGTCTTCGGCGACATTGTGATTAGTGAGCGTGTTAGTACCAATGGAATCTACTGTGAGAGCACTTGATTCTAACTTCCACAATGCGACGCAATGTGGATCGCCACTAAAATCATTACTCGGTGCAATAGATGACGATGCGGACGGTGATAGACTTGGTGAAGGCGATATCGATGGTGACACCGATGGTGACGCTGATGGAGAAGCACTCGGTGACGCCGATGGAGAAAGACTAGGTGAGGCCGACGGCGACATGCTCGGTGAAGGCGATACCGACGGCGATATGCTCGGTGACAATGATGGCGATACGCTAGGCGAAGCCGACGGAGACAAACTGGGTGAAAGGCTCGGTGATGCTGATGGCGATAAACTTGGAGACAATGATGGCGATACGCTAGGACTAGCCGAAGGCGATGCACTGGGGCTAACTGAAGGAGATGCACTGGGAGATCCGCTCGGTGATACACTAGGTGATGCTGATGGCGAAAGTGAAGGAGATAAACTGGGCGATGGAGATGCGGACGGGGATAAACTGGGTGATAATGATGGCGACAAACTTGGAGACGCCGATGGTGAACCAGATGGCGAAAGACTTGGCGATGCGGACGGAGATGCAGTCGGACTCGCCGACGGCGAGAGACTTGGAGAAACACTTGGTGAAAGACTCGGAGATAAACTGGGCGAAACAGATGGAGATGCCGAAGGCGACGCCGTGGGAGATGCCGACGGTGATAAACTCGGGGAGACCGACGGTGATGCACTCGGAGACGCTGATGGAGATGCTGACGGAGATGCTGACGGTGAACCCGTAGGTGACACGCTTGGAGATACAGAGGGTACTGCCGCTGCGATTTCTTTGAATGATGCGGCGATCAACGCCCATTGATCGCTGCGAAGTGTGTGAAAATCAACCGTTTGTGCTCCGGATGCACCCACATCCAACGCATATTCACTCCCCCATGTCTGGTTCCCAACATCAAGCGTGTGGACGAGAACATATGACTCCGCCGTTCCAACTGTCGGTGGATCCCTGTCTGATGAGGCCACCACGGCATCAATAAGGCAATTGTTCACTCCCGTGCTGAGAGATATAGACGGATTCTGCGAATCGCCAGTGCCTGAATTGTCGTTGTCGAAGGCAGCATCATTGCCAGCACCAGCAAAATAAGAAGTAATACTGGCCTGGATATTCTTGGATGGGCTAGTATTAGGAATGCTAACATTGTTGGCTCCAGATGCAGGAGCCAAGATATACCACAACTCACATCCATCTTCATTTCCGGCAACGAATCCCTGTCCGGAATCCGTCATTGGCTGGCCAGCATAAGATGGAGCACCACCCGTCCTTGCATTTGTGCCGTTGACGAAGATCCGCAACACCAGCAAATCCGCCCCGACTGCACATGTGTGGCTGGTCGTTTGTGGATCGTCGGTGCTATATGCACCTTGCGTCGAGTTGTCTAGTGTGAATGCCACCCTACACTACGCAATTCCGTGATTGTCGACATCTGCCAGACGCCAGGCACCTTGTCAACTTGCGTAGTCTGGCAGAGAGTTGTGATACCGGAGAAGGTATACGACTCGACGCCGAACGCGGTCCTTTATGTCGGGCACTTCATGATAGGTTTGCACCTCGAATAGATCGCTGTCGGGATCTCCAGTCCCAACTACATCATCCTCGCCGCCCTGCCACATGATCGACCCTATGGGGATGTTATCCTTCACGACATGCACCCTAGCGTCATACGTGGTTATGTTGCCGAGTGCATCCCGTCGCTCGAACTTGTGATCTTCCCACCGTACTGTGAGTTCTTCTCTCGCAGACACCAACGCCGCTCCTTCGCTGTCGTAACCGGTCCGCTGCCACAACAGGGCTTTTTGATAGCGGTCGGTTTCCTCCATGTATGGCATCGGTCATCAATCCCTGTCCACATAATCCGTCTGTTCGCTAGGAGGCAGGCCGGCCCAAAACAAATCGATCACGCCACCCTTGTTCTCGAGGCAGTTGAGTATTCCGAGTGGGCCAAGAAGCTTTTTGATGGTATCCAGATATGGATGGTTTTCTTTTTGCGCATAAGACGCGGAAGCATCCATGGTTTTTTTGCTGCGATAATGACTTGGATCAGCATCGACATAGAGATATGCCGCGTAGTTGCTCTCTATTAGCCATAATTCATCGTCAGCAAGTTCAACGCCCATATCTTCCGCACAAGCGTCGATCACATTGGTTAACACATGTGCTTGAGCGATGAACGGAACAATAGCAAGGGTGCTGTCACCTCCTCCGGGCAACAACACCCTCACCTCGTCCTCTCCCACCCGATAAGCCATGTCAGTCCGCAGCTCCCACGGCCATCCTGATGGCCTGCATGATCTCTGGTTTGGTGTTGCAGCCTGCGAGATCGATTTCTTCTCCGGCCGCATAATCGGTCAGTTCTTGCTTGGTCATCGTGTTGAGAAAATCTCGCGGCTCGTTGCTACTAGTAATAGGCCGCATCTGCGTCTCTACAACCCTGCCTGAAGCATCCACCATCTGAAATTTATTCGGAAATCTGGACACCAGATCCTTGTCGCTTTCAACGATATCTCCGCGGTTGTAAATGTGTCCCTTTACTCCTTTAAAAAGTTCTTTGTTTTTCGTCCGTTCAGCATCAGCTGTGCAGCGTTCACAATCACAATTGCTGGGACCGGGACCGACGTGCTTACCGAAGAGAAGACGAAACAATGCCATGTCATGCTCCTTGTCCAAATGTTGAAAAATGGGCACGGGGTCCTAACTCCCCGTGCCCACAGCGGTAGAAAGGGAGAAGTCAATTCGTCGTCAGCGCTGACGTTGAAATAATCATCGTGGCACTGTCAGTCATCCCGTTGTGGTCCACGTAATTGACGATCATCGCAGCCAACTTCGCCGCAGCCTCTTGGGCAGTCATCGTGTTATGGTCGATCACCACGGAATCAAGTGCCTCACCGTAAGCGTCGGTGTATTCCTTATAGACGTACGTTGTGCTCATGGCGTCCTCCAGTTAGGCTGCGGTCCTGGCCACCAGAATCCCACAGTTGCCGTTGTAGTCGACGAACAACTGCGGCGTCATGATCGCCATGACCTTGAAGTTCAGCTGCATGCCTCCCCGGCTGTCCCACTGCACCGTAGTAATGGGCATTCCGATGACGGCACGGGCGACGTCGGATGTCATCTGGACGAACACGACAGTGGCACCCTTGCCGGTTGCCGTAGTCGTCATGTAGTCCAGCTTGCGAATGTCACTGATGGCATCGATCTCCAACAGCCTCTGACGGAGCGTCTTGTCGCTGTTGGTCTTGTAGTCATCGTCTAGATACTGCTGATAGCTGGCATCCACGTAGGCCATGAAAGGCCCATGAAAGTTCGCCGCATACAACAGTTCCAGACAATCAAGCCATTCACCCATGACTGTCGTGCCGTTCGCCCCGGTGGGTTGCGTCATCAGATCATGAGTAAGCCGAGCCGGGAAGTTCAGATATCCATACGATGCTGGCTGACTGGTCATCGCAGCCGCACCATAACCACCTGATGGGAATCCCGCATATTGCGCAGTCCCGAACGTCATTCCAGTCGCAGATCCGATGGTCTGCTGCTCAACCAGTTCGGCAACTCGGCGTCCGGCCATGGCAGCCATCCGCGTATCGAGTGGCATTCCTCCTTGCCGACTGACTGACAGCCACCGCATCGAAAAATGAAAATCGACGTGCGTGATGGCCAACGGCGTCGCATCGACTCCGAACATCGGCTGGTCATGCCGACCCTCAGTAAGCCCGTCCATGTCCTGCACGGCCTCCCCAACATCCGACATCTGCTCTCGTTCCAATACGAGTTTCGTCATGCCATCGAAGCCGGAATACGTGCTGGACGCCGCTAGATCAGACCAAGCTCGTAATCTAGCTCGTGCCGCTTCGCCAACCGTCTCATCCATTTTGAGCCACTCATCTTTTCGTAGCAGAGTGGCATTGTTGACGGGGACTGGAATCCCCTGGTTGAGAATCTCTCCGATCAGCCGCTTCTTCGGCCCCTCGGTTGTGTTCATCGTTACGCACGGCCTGCCCCGCTCGTCTCGGTAAGGGCGAAGCAGCCCGCAATCCCAGTGGCAACCAGCCAGGGCTTCCCCCACGGGTCCGTAGCCTTGGCCGTTGTAGATCATGCTGTCGATATACATCGTGTATGGCCTCCTTTGTTGAGGTTAAAAGAAAAACGGCCTCAGCCGATTAGTAGCCCGTGTACATGCACCAAACCAATGTGTCCGCGGCAGGTTCTGTCACTGCTTCCAAGGCAATGAAAGGCTCAGCCTCTACAGTCCCAGTAGTCAGGATGAGTTCACCTGTTCCGTCGTCCACGATGAACTTATCACCGATGCACGGAGATCCCTCAGTTCCGGACGATCCCTGCATCAACACATTTAGCTCTTCGCCCATGATCGGGCAATAAAGAAAGCAGTTATCGCCGTCAGCATATGCTGTCGTCGGACCTTTCGTTGGATCGGATAACAGCACGACGATCGGCGCTCTGTCGCCATCTGCCGATACTGCTCCAGTTGAAGAAGTATCAGTGCCATATACGGCCCAAGTGAAATGTCCGTTTACATCTGCTGTTGCAGGCACCATTTCCATGATGGTGCCCGGCTTCGGAGTTCCGGAGACGATCCCCTCCTTGTATACCCCCTTGGGTTCTCCGCTCACAATAATTCCGTTACCCTTCGCCATAACTTGTATCTCCTATGAAATGAGGATGATTGTCCTGAATCACGCCTGCTTCTTCTCGTAGCTCATGGTTGGAAGCGGCAGGATGTCGTTTTCGTCTTCCAGCACAGTAGAAGACACGTTGCTGAGAGGGCTCGCGGCCCCGCGATAGTTCGGCTTGCGTGGCGGCTGTGTCCCGCCCCGAAGAATCAGCAAGTCTTTCAGTTCGTCAATCGACTTGCTTGTCAATCGGTCTTCGATCCGATACCGCTCGTTGCCTTCGACGTTGGCCACGATTTGCTGAATCAGTTCAGCTCGTTGTCGCTTCTCGATCGCAGCCGCATTCCGGACCATTTCCTGCAACTGGGCAGGAAGCTGGCTAAGAACTGTCGGATCGACGTTCCCGACGGTAACCGCCGTGGCAGGCGATTTCGTTTTTCCGGTGTCCATGGTAGGCAATCCCAATGGCTCGTCGTCAACGATCGGCGGCCCAGTTCGTGCAATGGCAACCGCTTCCTTGGCCCAATCCGGTGCCTCGTTAGTGGCCGGTATCGGTTCGGGTGTCGGTTCCGGTTTCGGCAGCAACGACAAATCCTCTTGCAGTTCAGCCAGCGACCGCTGATGCAATCTCTCGCGGTGAATGGATTTCTCGGGCCCACTCAAATTAGCCGTGAGCTTGTCGATGATGCCATCCTTCTCCCGCTTCTCAATCGTTGCCGCCACCTTGAATGTCTCCTGGACACTCTCTGGTGCGTTGCGAAACCAATCCTCGGCATTCGCCGGCGGAGTGAATTCGTTCTTCGCGGGTTCCGCGGCCTTGCGCCGCGTCTTCAGTTCGTTCTCCAGTTCCTCGTCACTCATCTCTTCCAAGGTCTTTTTCTTTTCCTTGGCAGACATGGCGTTTTCAAGCAACTGATGCTGTGCGGCGAGCTGTTCGTCGGAGAACCCTTCGAGAATGCCTCGTTGATCCTCGTTCCAACAACCGTCGCAGTTTCCGATCAGGTCCTCGATCATTTGAGTCCTGTCATCTACTGTGAGTTCAGCCATATCGTGGCCTCCTCCTAAATTGCGTATTGGTTCTGGTAAACCGTTCCGACCTTCGTCGGGATGGTACTTGAGCCAAGCGGCCCGTATCTTCGCCTTGACAGCAGGCATGTCCTTGGCGGGAATCGACACTTTCTGCGCACTGATCTCAACAATGGATCCACCCACGTGCGCAGCGTCGTCTATTCTTAGCTTCCACGTGCTGGGCTTCTCGGGATCTGGCACGTAGGCATATGCACTAGCAGGAAAACTCGTGCTGCCATCTTTTTTCGTTAGATTTACATTTTGTGTTTCTTTCTTGTGCCACTCCCCGTTCTCATCTTTTGACCATCCAGCCTTAGCCACAGCACCCCAAGCAATTTTGGCTCCCTGAGCTTTGACTCTTGGATTCTCGGTCGGATGTTTGTCCCGCCATTGCGAGTAGACGGTTTGCAATATCCGCTTGACTTCATCCGGGGCGTCACCTGATTCTGGCGGTTGCCATTCGCCTTTGGGGTTGTCTACCAGCATGTTGGCCACCGATTGCAAATCGTGTTTGTTGACGAGCAAACCACATCCATCTTTGACGGAGCAGGCACCCACTTGATCCGGTAGGATCGCCAAGTGATCTGGACGGTAGTTGCGGGCCACAGCGACATACTCTTTTCCGTTGAAGGTTCCCCTCTTCGATTCCTTTTCGACGAAGAGCCCCGTTGAGATTTCAACAGGTTTGCCTTTGTCCAGATCGTTGAGAATCCGAGAATCAACCTGCTTGAGGCGTGCTTCATCCAACCAGGCATTGGCCCTCAGCTTGCCGTTTGCAGCAGTCTGGAGAACCATTCCCACCTGTTGTTTTTCGAGTACATCTGGATCACGAGCGCTGACTTGCTGCCCGTTTTTGTGGGGATGATAGACGACCACAGGCATACCGTTCCAAGCGGAAGGATCTGCCTTGATGTCTTCCAATTCATAGAGAAGAGGCCCCTGAGATCCGTTGAGAACCCCAGGAACAATCATCGTCAGAGGCACGACCAGATGCGGTCGTCCGTGCAGAGTGGTACGCCGAACGCGACCTGAGATATTCGCTGCAAGATTCTCCATATCCCCAACGATATGGGGACATGTCTATAGTGGACATACCACTCCGCTTATAATCAACACTAGTTGACGGGTGATATCATTCGTCATACGCACCGGTATTGCGGCGCAGATTGTAGAAAACTTTGCTGTCCACCAGTTCGCAAATGATGAGATGTCCCTGCCCGCGTAGCTTCTTCCGAAGATTAAAGATGTGCCTCCGCAGTGTGACGGGTTCAGCCATGTCATCTCGAAGACATGTACTCAATTCACGTTTCGAGTGGCTGCGGCCATCGGCGAGCATGTCCAAGAGAGCCTGCTCGGTAGGTGTGAATCCGGACATCGTACTTCAATAACAACTTGCCTGTGCAGCCACCAGTGCATCATGGATACATTTTTGCCTCGTAATCCGCAGGCCACATGTCCGACAATCCACGACTACTTTTCGCCCCTCGTGATTCTTGTCTTTGGATAGATGCACTAGCAGATGCGGCGAATGACATCTCGGACACACGTTCTCGATATCCGCTCCGTTGTAATCTTTCATGGATTTCTCTCTGTCTTATCTCCTATTTCTGCCTAGCGCAAATCCAGTTACAAAAAAAAGTACCAATATCAATGCACCACCAATCATGGTTTTTGTTGTTGGTTCTGGCACTGTCATCACTGCTGCGTTGTTGACGGCATACTCTCCAGCCATCATCGCCTGCACGATGTCGAACTGATTAAATACCCCGTCAGCATTCCAGTCACCCTCGCTCCAGGCCGCTATCCCACCTGTCATGTAGGTGCCAGCCTGCATCACTTCTACAATGTCCATCTGGTTGAACACGCCATCGCCGTTGGCATCGCCAGGCGACAAGGTATCCTGCACTACCGTGATGGCATCCAAATCAAAGCGGGTCATGCACCCCAAACAATACGTCGGTGGCTTATCCCAGTCCATGTACAATGCAGACACTAAATATTGTGGCAGATTCGTCATCGTCGGCAAATCTATCAGCCTCTCACCTGATGGCCAATATCTATCGGGTTCTCCAAACGATCCACTGGATGTACCAATATCGAGTCTGATTGGACTGAGCTGCCACTCGACATCCCGCTCAACCAAATGCCCCATATTATCGTAAGCATCCAGTTGATACATTCCGGGGAATCGAATGGTACTGCTCATTATGGTGTTGATCACGATCACCGTGTACTCGCCTACCGTCAATCTGCTGTAGGGATCTTCCCAGATCGCCGGCACGTATTGCCATTGCCACCATCCGCCGTCGTCCGCCATGATGCGCCCAGTGATGTTCGCATCCATCTCGTAGCTATGGCATACCTCGGGCTGGTATTCCTCCAGCAATCCGCACCGTGTCCACAAGAACGGATCAACCCAGCAGTCATCGAAGTGAATAGTGAAGTACGCCTCGGCATTTTCGAGGATGCCATACTTCATCGCCGGTCGGCCCTCTACGTGATGCATGTGCCCGTGTAGAGTGATCTCCATGGCCTGGCATGGCACGGACAACAACAACAGCAGCACTAGATTCTTCATCTCACACCTCTTTCAATAGATTCTCCCAGCAACTCCATGAATGATACTAGTATCACTGACCTTCGCTCCGCGTATTCCTGCCACCGTCCTGTAGAACTTCGCTGCGATGAAATCTCCGTCTTCTGGTCCAATGCTTCTCGCTATACGATCACTCAATAGTTGTAAATATGACGCCACGCCAGGCGTTTCGCTCGTCCAAATTCCCGCGTCATCCATCGCAGCCTCTATATTTTTCATTTTTATTTGTCTCATAGCATCCCTCGGAGATAGGATATTATGAAATTAAAATAATCCGGATCTGTCCTAGCAAAATGCACTGGATTATCATATAACTCCGCTATACCCATTGAAATAATTTCTGTTGCATCCGCGTATTTCTTTCCGCAGTAGGCGGCGATAGATCGTTCTCCAAATAACTTTCCAAATCCATCTCCGTTTCCGATTTCATCATCAGCATATATCGGATTTAGATCCGCTAATTTCACGTCGGCAGTGCCGCTCCTTGTGATTCTCTTCTTTAAAAATTGCCTTGCTAACTTCGTTCCATTCTTTGACGTGCTTTCCACATGGTGCCCAATCTCGTGCACGAATGATTTTACGTCGATCCACCTCATGCAATGTATTCCAGTTGATGCTTCGTGGTATGATCTTTCAGTGTCAGCCAGCATCGTGGCCCTCATCTCCCTCGGCATTTCAGTATTTCGCGACGTTACGGATTCGACGAATGATTTGGCCTTCCTCAGCTTTGCGTTGAAATGGGCGTCGGTTTCCTCACTAATGACCTCGATCTTGATTCGTTCCGACGTTGGCAATTCACAAATTTTTCTTGCTTTTTTGTTGTATGCATCCAGGAGTTTCCGTCTTTGATTCTCTAGTTTATCAAGCTCCTTGGAACTCGCTTTCAACTCTCTCATTTGATTCAAATATTCCTTTTTTGTGATCCGTCCCGATTTCCAATCACCCGCCAACATGTCTATTTTTGTCACATTGCCTAATTGGATCCATTTTGCTTCTTCTATCTTCGCCTCTAAATCTTCAATCGCTGTGACATCCTTTATTTGCGCCATTACCGTCTGTCGTATGTTTTCTACATCTTTGTGATAAGGGAATGTCATCTCTTTCGCTCCCGGTTTTGCTTCGCCTGGTACTCTAGATGGTATCCTTTCTAGAGGCACCGATGGCTTCTCCCCTGGCTTAATTTCCAGCGGACTCACCGGCCTCTCTTTCGCTATCCGCACATCTGCACCTGGCCATCGCGTCAATTCTTTCTGTTCATCCAGACTTCGCGGCTTGGTCTTCGGAATCTCTGCCGCGATGCTCTTGTCTATCGCCCGCTGTACGCCCTCTTTCCCGCGAGTCTGGCCCTCGACGGTTTCCGATTTCGCTTCGCCACTTCCTTTCTTCACGGTGATGGTACGACTGCGATCGACGGGTTCGCCTACATTGGCTGGGATCGGTGTGCATGCACAATTATGCACGATGAATCCCATTGTTTGTGCGTGATTCTGTGTTCCTCCAAATACTATATATGACTCGTCTGCTTCGACGGAAAGATTATACGTTTTGTGCATCTGCGCGGCATTGATATGTATCTTATCGACATCCGAATGTGCGTTATAATATGTACGATCGTCCGTCCAACAAATCACCTCTAGCACATCCCTAATGTGAATCTGCTTCGCTGGTGTCCATGGTCCATGCAGCGTGCGAATTGGATGATCGGCTGTCACTTCTAGCCGCTGATCACCTATGACAATATCAACAACAATGCACTCCAGTTCATTTCTATGTACCTGAGTGACTTGCTTATATCTCGCCCTGTGCGTTAGAACCCAATCGCCAACTCCGATACTATCGATCGATCTCCATCCTTTGTCTGTCCTAACGTATGTCTTCGGATTTACAAAGCAGTTCGGATGGCGCGGGATCAACCCTCGCATCTCTTTCAGCGTCATCACCACGCCTTCCATAGGCGCACAGAGGGGACACACGTTATAGCCTGCCGTGGACCATTCCACCATGGCTCCGACTTTCTCAACACCGAGCTGTTCCATTGAATCAAGAGCGCCTTCCGAGTGTGTCCGCGTCAGTTCCGTCCTGACTATCGTCTTCGCTCTGTCGCGGCTGATGTCGATGGCCTTCGACAAATCCCTGACGATGGGCATCACCCCTTTGCCCTGCACTAGTCCATCCAGCAGCGTTCGCCGCATTCTGTTCCGCATGTCGTCTGACATGCCCTTCAGCTCGTCGAACGTCCGCCCAGCCAACAGCTTCACTTTGTCGATAGATTCTGGCCTAGCAAACGATGACCGCAGAAACTGTTCCTTTCCTCCCTGATAAAACGACCACTTCTCTGGGTTTTCTTCAGCCGCTACTCGTTGCGCCTGCTTCGTGTCATCGAACGCCCGGCCAGCTCCCTTTTGGTAGCCTTCTTCAATAAACTTGTACCAGTAGGTATCCTTCACTGCTTCGGACGATGACAGATGCAGTTGTAGAACTGTCTTCAGCCATTCCTCGAATTGGTTTACTTTCTCTTGAGTGCTTCCGAATCGGAATCGTTGGTTGCGGAGAAGAATATCTGCACGTTCTGTGTCCCGTCGTAGCCCAAATTCTCCAGCGTCTCCATCAAATTGTGATCTGGCACTATCCATTGTTCCGTTCGCAATCGACTGATTTTCAGAATTTCGTCGAAGGCTGTCCTGTGTATCTCGTATTCCTTTTTGAATGCCTTTCTCAATTTTTCGATGTCCACATCTATCATCATCCAATCCCTCTTGTGAAATAAGCTCCCCAGGACAAGGATCGCCTTGAAGTGCCCCAGGGAGCTCTCTCGGTGGTTCAGAAAGTGGCTCCCCGAATGAAAGAGATGAAAGCTCGGGGAGCCGTGCGGCGAGCGCCGTACTCGCGTTAGCCAGAAAATCCCGAATGGACGGTTCCTTGACAGACAATCCGAAAGCATCTTCGGTGATGATCAGATCATAGATTGCCTTTTTGATTTTATTCAGCTTGCGGTTCAACTCGGCAACGAAACGTCGTTTTAGCGTCGCCATGCGAGTTGGATCGCGTCTCAGCGGGTTCGGTTGCCCTTTCGCTTTCTGCGCAGAAGTACATAGGCAACTATGTACAATCTCTTCCAGCAACGTCTTGTCAGAATCATCACCTGCTTGTTGCTTAGCTTCATTTCCGGTCCATCCGCTGGCTCGTATGGCACGCCCCTGCTTGTCAGCTAACGCCTTTGCTCCTGAACCGAGATAACATTTGCCGTGCTGGCCCCATCGCCATCCTCTCTTTCCGTTGCGTTTGCATGGCTGCACAGGCATGGTTGCTAATACCTTCAATCTTTTCATTGCGTCCGCAAGTGTACGATGGTTTTGGCGGTGCCCCTGTCTACGATTATACGATACCGTTCGTATGGTTGACAGTTCGACGGCCACATCTCAATTCCGCTTCCGTCCTCTAAAAGGATCCAAGTGACATCCGGCAACAAATCAGTCGTGGCGTGTGAATGGTTGCAGATGGCACATTTGTCCGTCGCTTCTATTTTGACTGATTTGATATCTGCTTCTGTCATCGGTGCAATCCATTCAGCTGATCCAAAGCGTAAAATAAGTGGCGCATTGGCGAAAGTCTGCGCTCTGATGCCGCGAAAAGCTTCTCGCAATTCAGTACCCACTGCTCTTGACCAGATCGGATTCGATCGAGCAGGTCCAGGCACGACTTCCAATATTAATGGCACAGTGAAATAAGAAATCGGAGATAGTGGCTGTGCTACTCCATTCGGAGCCATCATCACAGCCGAACAATTAGCCTGCAACTGAATACGCCTCGCAAACGAATAGAGCGTGCCGTCAAACAGCACGGTAACATCTGTATGCGCCACGCCTTCTATCTTCAACAGTTCATCGATGCCGTCTGAAGACTTTCCTTCAGCTTTCACAGCTACATTTCCGATTTTCACTTGCCATGTCGGATGCTCTGGTGCTGGCGGTAATTGCCAATCTATCGCGAAACGTTCTGCTATGACATTGCCGAGCGTATATCCTTCAATGACGGCCGGAGCTTGCGGCGTGTCTCCGATGATTTTCCACGTAATCATAATTTCCCTTTTTTATCGCTGCTAGTGTGATACAATGCCCGGAGATGCATGGGGATATACCCGTGCGATTCTCCAGTGGACCAAGATTAGCCATCGCACGGCCCGCTTTAGCAGGCTTCTTGTTTTCATCCAGACTGTTCTTCCAGTATTCCGCAACATTCTCTTTCGACTAGAAACTTATAGCAGTCATCATCAAATCTAATATGCGGACAAACTGCCTTATATATTTTCTGTTCAACATCGATTCGTTCATACTGTACTGGCCACCGATTTCTCCACCATCGAGGAGCCCATCGTTCCTTGAGGGATTGTAACCAATTAGATGGCCATCGTTTATGTATGGATACTGTCTTCTCCGGAAGTGCTGCAATCCCAGCTTCAACTCGCATCACGAGTATATCGCCTTCGCGTTTGAACAGTTCAATCGGGCGGAGATTTAAAATTCTGTTCGTCTTGAATGACACTTGCTGCTCTAATACCATACGAAGTCTTTCTATCGTCATCGTATCGAAATTACATTGCATTTTATCTTTCATGGTTTCTCTTTCTGATAGTAAATTCAAAGCCACAGACGGCGACCATCCATCTGCGCATCGTGCCCATCTGCGGCCCTCCTTCGGCAATCGTTGCACTAATCAAAAAGCGTCAACAGAGGAACTGCACACGGCTACTCTGGCTCTGGTAAAGAGAACTCGTCTTCGCCAAGATCTGTCCTCGCCGTCGCCGTAGACGTATCAATCGCCGTCTGCTGCGATGTCTTCATGTCAGACTGCTCGCTGACGTAGGCGTATCGGAAGAACCACTTTAGCCGGTCCATCACGGCAAGTGCCTGCTGCTCGACGGTCATCGCATCGAGCTGTTCCTGCGTGAACTTGCTCCAGACGCGCAAGAACGGCAGTACGTACTTGTTTACCGTTGCCAAGTCGAGGTAGTCTACCTTGTCTTGCGTGTAGTTTGCTGGCGTAGTTACGATTCCATCTCTTACCAGATCAAGAACGATGCGCAGGCGGGCAAGTTCGAGTGCACCGACCGCTTGACTGGCCAAGAGCGGTCCAATGTTTACAGAAGATGAAGCCTCTCCGGCTACCAATACTGCCAAGGGGGCGGCGGTCAAAGATGTCAATAATTCACGTCGTTTCATTTCTATCTCCTAATTTGCACTTCGCGATGTCTCATACCACGAAGTACCATCAAATACCAGTGTCAACGTTGTATCGTCCGCACTCGTGAACGCCGCCGACAAGTCCACTGTGTTGGCTGTATGTGCGTCGGTATCCGTGATCGTGATATTGGCATCCGTAAACAATAGCACGAGCATCTGTCCGGTCACACCACCAGTAATCGTCGCCACCGTGTTTCCGCCACCGTCCCCAGTAATCACACACAGATTCGAGTCTACCGCGAACGTTGTTACACCAACGCCGAGCGTGGCCACCGTCTCCGGTGCAGCTGCTACCGCACCATCGGTCAGCGTGACATTACCAATACTAATAACTGTGTTACCGTCTGGGGTTAGCGTAATATTCCCCGCCGCCCCGTCGCCATCGGTGGTCGTCACAGTCAGCCCGCCGTTTGAATCCGTTGCCAAGTCAGCGTGATCCGTGGCGCTGCCGTTCGAGTCGTTGTACGTCAGGCGCAGGGTACCTCCGGTGGCGGCGTTGATTTCCATTGTACTATTCGACGCCGTCGTCCCGATGCCAACGGTGCCTTCTATTATTACATTGTCTGCTCCAGGGTCAGTATCATCAAAAATATCTCCAATAGCTAAACCACCAGAGACGTAAAGATTCATCTTTCCGTTTCCATTACCATTAAAGTGCAAAACCGTTGGAGAATTAAAATAAGTCTCTCCGTTATCTCTTTGGATGAAAGCATATTTCGTGCTTGCATTTGTAGTTCTAAAATTCTTGTGAGATACTACAGCATAATCAGAGTTCGCATTCCAAACTCCTATAAACATATTTCCGGCGATTACCCCTTGACCCTGTGAACTAGTATTAACATCTAATAAAGTGTTCGGCGCCGTCGTCCCGATGCCAATGAAGCCTGTTGAATCCTGTACAAAGATACCGCTTCCTTCATCTTCGTACAGTTTGAGACCCGCATTATCATACGCCCGCACCTCGTCCGTTGCGAGATAAGAAGCGTCTCCGAGGTTGACTCCACTGGGAAGCGACAGCGTAACGTTATTGCCTGCCCCGCCGTCGGTGACGGTGATCTCATTGGCGCTTCCGGTTAATAATCTTTCGTTACTGATGGCACTTGAAAGAGATGTTGTCACAAATCCAACATTACCAAACGCAGCCGGCATCGTCACAAAGATCGTTTTCGTTCCACCAGTCCAATCCACAGCAGCTCCGCCATTCGTTGATGCCAGAATAGTATCCCTCGATAACGTATCAGTAGCTGCATCTATCACTGTTCCAATACCGACTTCCCAATCATTCCCCATGACGGCACAATAGGGACATTGATTGCCGCTCCCGACACCATCGACGAATGTCTTATATCCGACATTGGTACCGGACAAGCTATAAGTGCCAGTGCCAGTGATTGCCGTACTCTGCATCACTCGATCGACATACACTTGTGCAGCTGCCGATGTCAAAAACAGCACCATCAATAGAACCGCAGTCAGATATTTCACCATTCTTGCTTCTCTCTTATATTCAAGCCCGCAGTCGGATTTTTATCTTTTATGCTGGCAGCCGTTGAAATAGTCGCCAAACTGGACATTGTATCTACCGATTTCGCGCCCTTCGATACAATAGTTTCACCAGTTCGTACGTTGATGCGTTTGGCAGTATCCAGCCATTCACGAAAATCAGAAACAGTCTCATCCAACAACGATCCGCCGAAATCTTCTTCGCGGTATCCCAGCGTCTTCTCCCCCCTCAGTTTCCTCAGTTCTCCAAGGATTCCCATCAATAAATCTCTAGTAGAAATATTGAAAAGTAACTGATTGTCAATGTATCCAATCGTCGCCAGTCCCACTCTGCGTCTCAATTCTCCTAATATCTGCCTTAATAGATCAATATCAAGATCAGAAGACGTAGACGCTCCCTCACCTTCACCACCTATTGGTTGCCCGCTGATAGGTCCACTACCGATTTGATTCAGTGCCTCGTCGGCTTGCTGCAACATCTCCTCGAGTATCACTTCTTCAGCTTGCGGTGGCATTGACTCATTAAATTCTTGCCCTTCGACAGAATCAAGTATCTGCTCGGCTTCACTGCTGTCGTAATCCAGTTCCCGCGTGTACAAATCTATTGGAGACATGATCGCTTCGACGTTGCCACCAACATACGCCGCCATCGTTTTGATGCGTTTCTCGGCAATGGTTGCCCTTTGCTCTGGGCTCAGGTTCAACATGTCCGGCCATGTCACCTTGTAGCTTTTCGGCTTCGGTAAAATGCCAAGACTTATACATCGGTTCACAAATGGCACTATTAAGTTTGGCGTGTTATGCCTCCGCTGTCGACTATTCAGGTTTCGCAGCCAGTCCACCGCGTCCTGGCTCGATGACAGTTCGCCACGCTCGCTCCCCATGAATATTCGCTTGGGGATGTCCAGTAGGATACAGATGGCCGTCAGTTGCACTTCGATTTGCGGCGACGGATCAACAACCTGTGTGGGCAGACTCTTCGCAGTCAGTCCAGTGGCCGTCAGATACCGTTGTAGCCCGTTCATGTAGTTCTCAATCTCGGATCGTATGGCGGCCCTGCGCGTGCTTCCTATGCCGACACCTTTTTCCAAGAGTTGCGGCGCGACTTCAAAGCTGATGCCCGGAAATGCACCTCTCCAGTACATCTCCGCACTGCCAGCGTACAACTTCCGGAGATCGAGTACCCTGTTGAGCACGTGCTGCAATGGCGGTGTGTGCACGACGTTACTCGACGCACTCTTATTGCAGATGTGAATGACTCTGCTCCAGTGAACTTGCTCGGTGATGTTCTTGACTCCAAGTCCGTACGGTGCCGCATTGTTCGTGTCGACGAAAGTAATGCTGTATTCCGCAGGCCAGCCGAACCGCGAACTGTCAGAATCAGTCTCCCAGCGACTGACTACGGACATCGTGGAGTCAAACGGACGCAGATAGATGAGTCGTTGATCTTTCTTTGATTCTGCCGGCTCCGAAAGAGGCTTCCCGTCGTCAATTCCCAGCAGCAGCGTCCCGTACCACCCGATTCGACTCAGAATGTCCGCCCGTAGCAGATAGCTCCAAATGCTGTTCTCTTGTTCATCCTCGTACCAACTTTCTTCGCCCTCAAGACTCTTGGGCAGTTCGTAGAAGGCTCCCTCGAACTTGGTGATTGTTTCCACGTCTTCATCTTCAATGACAGATGGATCTAGCATCCAGCTCTCATAGGGCAATATCTCGACCACACGGGCGGCTATCGGATCCCGATCGTAAAGATCCCTGTAGTCGTCCCCCTGTATCTTCCTCGTCTCGGGATATCCGCATTCGTCGTTGAGGTTGCGGCGAGGATCAAAATACCGCTCCATCAATTCGCTGCGTGCGAGCATGGCATTATCCACCATGTCTCTCAACAAACTGCGACTGAATCCGTTACCGTTGTTGGATTCAGTCGCCGTGCGCTGTGATTCCGGCATGCTTTCGCGATTGATGTTTAGTACGGGATCGGCTTGTTTTGTTTTCCGTGGCATTTTCGCTTTCTTCTTTCTCGCTCCCGTTTACCAACCAAGGCATTTTTGCCAGTACATAGATTGTTTCTAGGCTAATCAATTCCTTTCGCAGTCTAGTCATCGTTTCTTCAATCTCTTCTATTCCACCATTGCTCACCATGTGCCGCAATTGCTTTGCGGACGGTAATCTGTCTTCTTCCGACATATCTTTGTATGTCTTTCTGAATTCTTTGAATGCAGACTGATAGCTGGTACGAAACGTCGAAAGTTCATCGTTCATCATTAACACAGCGGTAGATAACGACTTGAGGGCCGTATCTTTGTTAAGTTGTACCGTCAATTTCTCAATTACTGATGATAGATGAGCCGTGCGCTTATTCCATTCCTTGTATCCCTCCAAATTCTCAACGAAATCTCGCAATGCTGCGATATCGGCCTTGATCGCTAGTACATCTAGTTCTACCTTCGATATTTTCTGTTCAGTCATCTTTTCGCTCCCTTTTATTGCTATATCAACCTCCCCACTCGCCGCATCAAATCCGCCCAAGGCCCATCAGGCCGCTTCTTCCGCAGTTCCTCCTCGTATTCCCAGTCCTCCCGCATCTCGCGCTGTCGCTCGTAGTATTCCTCTAGAGCCAACTGATAGGCTTCGCTTCGATCGTTCAGATTTTCGTCTTCTCCGTCGTTCATTTCGGCCGCTGCTCCAGCCACGTCTCCACTTCTCGTATCGCCGTCATCATCGATGCTATTCGGTTTCTTGTTGAGTCAATTCCATTTTCCATCGCCTCTTCAATGGTATCATATAGATCTATCTCCTCTAATTCATACAGATCAACTATAGGATCGCCATGCTCGTCGCTCCTGGTGGGACAATAAAGTGGTACAAGAAACAAACGCCCCTCCGAACCCTTAACTACTACCATAGCCCGCGTTGCTATCATCAATTCACTTGGAGAAGATCGATACAGATGTGGTGCCCTATAATATGTGCGTCCTATGTCCTTATCAGTCAGTATCTCTTTCTTCATGATATTTGCTCCTAAATCGGCCCTATCTCGAATCGCTCCTGTGACAACCCGTATACCGCCAAGGCCAATGCATCCGCCTCGTCCGGACTATGACCACATAAGTCGATCATCGTCTGCACGTTGCTGTGAGGCACTTTCCTCTTCGGAGGCAAATACATTCTACCCTCTCCATCGTACAAGCGGGGAATGGGGCTGAGTTGCCGCCGCAGTTCCGCGTGTTCCCTGCCTATAGCGAACGGGGAACCGTTGTCGGGATTCAATCTCTGACTGATGAGATCGTACATCTGGGCCCGACGATTCTTGTAGCCGTAGCCTTGTTCCCGCATGTCCCGCTTCTCCCAAAACGTCACCATTCCGCCGTCCGCGTTCACCGGCTTGCCGAAGGCCACCGTCTGTACAGGATATCCCTTTTCCCGAAGATAGTCAGCATGTTCCTTCCCGCCACCACCTTGATCCAGATAGACATCCTCGGGCTGCACATGCCATTTTCGCATCAGTCCGAGCGTCCAGTTGCTGATGACCGCCGTATTCGGAGTCTTCATGCTCACCAGTTCAAGCAGTCCGTTCTCGCAGACGACTGCCCACACCGTGCTGTCGCCGCCCTCCGCTGGATCGCTACCTATAGTAATTCGTCCCTTCGGCTTCACACCGCCGTCAGCTGCCGCCTCGGCCCGATTGAGCCATTCGGCCGGGAAAAGCTTGAGTTCGGGACCTTCGTAGAATTCTGCATCGAGCCCCCATGCCTGTTGTTCTCGTCCCCACTGGGCACGCCGCTTCTGATAATCTTCCCAAGTGACTAACCCAGGCACAAGTATCTTTTGCAGTCCGGCCCGCCCCGCCCTAACGTTCGGACTGTCATCTGCTCGTATCCTGATTACTTTGCGCCAATAATGATTGTTCGCCGGAGATCGCTTGTCACCACTTTGCACTGCATGGAAAAAGAAATTCGTGCAGGGCCGCGGGTTACCAATTATGAGCTTGCGATGTGCCCAGGTGTCACTCGACTGATACGGCATATCGTCGATTCCAGAACCTTCATCGAATACTGCCATGGTCATCGGCAATCCACCCAGTCCCCGCGGCGTATGTCTACCAAGTAATGATTCGCCCTTTTGTGCCACCTGTCCCCGTACTTCACAGGCTGGCACGATGGATCCGTCTCTTCTCGTTCGCCTCAAGAGCATATGAGAATAGACTACGGGAAGTTTGTACTTTGACGTGTCGACGAATCGCTTGATTTCCCCCCATAGCACGTCCTCGACTTGTCTTTCACTTGGACCGGTAGCTACGATTCGGGCGGGAAGGCGGCTGCAGAAGAACCAGAGAATGATGAATGCCGCTACAAAGTCTTTGCCCAGTTCATTACCAGCTGGCACCACCGTCTCATCGTTCTCTACTACAGAATAGATGATGTCCTGCTGCTGCTTGTAAAAGCGTATGTCCGGCCAGTGAACCCGAGCAAATTCAATCGGATCGACTACGATGTTATCCATCGCCATCTAACACTTCGCACAGGCAATCATCGCACAGACCGTGATCACAATCCTCATCCAAATCGCAATGACACCACAAGCTATGATAGGTGAGATCCTCGTGCTCTCGCACTTCGCCACATCGGGCACACACCTTTTTCTTAGTTCCTACACCCATGTCCCGATGACGATACCTCTTGGACCAAGTAGAACCGCATGCCGCACATTTGTAGATATCGCCACCATATTTGAGACACATCACCGCTTGCGACACTTCTGAACAATGCGGGCATGACATTCTTGGTCGGAAGTCTCCATTCGGATTAGATGAATCAGCATCCATCGTGCACTCATGTGGGCCAGCCGATCCCTTTTCCACCAGCCATGTTCCTTCACTATCGCCAACATCCTATCAGCATCTGGATACAGCGTTTCCTGGATGAATGCCGCCATGTCCTCGGATGTACTAATCCTCATGCTTCATTCACCCCTTTCAATCTTGAGAATCTCCCCTTCGATCTCGTTGGGTTCGTCGCGGTTGGATCGGTACAGCTTTTCGTAGTCGATGCTCACCTCGACCTGCTGAGGTATGCTGTGCTTGGCCGCTGTTGCAAGTGCACCGCTCTTGCTGATGAACTTCAGCCGTGGCAACGGCATGTCGATGACTTTCGTCCCCGTGACGTGCCCGCTGGTCGCATCCCGAATCGGAACCGTCACTTGCCGCGTAGTGATGTGAATCTCTTCAATGAGCTGGCGAATTTCGACCGGGATGTCATTCAGTGCCTTCAGTATCCACCATCCCCTGCCGGCACTCTCGAAAACTTCTGCCGGATCGAAGAATATCGCACGATGCAACTGCCGCCAAATGTCGTCGCTTGTAAGCTGTGTCCGCTCTTCCCTGAGTCGCTTGGCCTTGCCTAGATACCGCTTGATAGCGGGATTGGCTAAGAGTTTGAAAGCGGCCGTATTCGGCTGAGAATATCCTGCCTTTCTGGCAGCCTCCGTGGCGTTGTATTTCTCGTCCGCCAACATCTCCAGGCAGAATTTCTGCTGCATCGCAGACATCTTCGCGATGTCGGCGCCGTTCGTCCTGTTCTCTATGGTGGCAGCCATTACTATCCCACACCTACTAGATCTGACATCACTTTTGGGTATTCCCTGACGATTGCCCCATCAAGTTCTATCCCCATCTCTGTCCTGATGGCAGCTGATTGCTTGAAGAAAAATGCTGTGTTCGACAGGGCGCATCGTACTCGTAGCTCCCGAGCCCAATTGTGATCGAACGGCCGATAATGCGGTCCTGATTCTCCGCCGATGATCAGCCAGTCAATACCAGCTAGATCGAGGCTATCGAGCGGACCTAATGCCGGTTCATAACTGATGAATCTGATTCCAGAATTTACTTCCCGGAGCCTATCAGCTCGCCAGCAATAATCATCCGATTCGATCGAAACACCAAGCCAGACGTTCGGGTATCCATCATTCCAGTCCGCTGGCAAGCATCTTGCGATGCGATCGGCTCTTTTTGTCAGTAGCTGCCAGTCAAGCCAGCGGCATTCCTTGATCACCCGCCACATGTCCCATCGCCAACGATTGACATCGGGATGATCTTCAGCCCAATCAGACATGTCGTTGGCGAATACCATGATTCGACGCCCAGCATTCTTGGCGATTCGGTTGTAGCGATAGGCATCATCCCATGCCGCTTTCGTCCGCCATCGTGGCGATGTGGCCCAGTGCTCGCGACCCATCCGATCTCTGACAATCCGCTCGGCGTAGCAGTTCTTACAGCCAGGACTGATCTTCTGGCAGCCGATCCAAAAATTGAGCGTGGTGTCCGTCCACGCTATCTTGGTTGACTTAATTCCTTTCGGCAACGATTCCGCTAAAATAGCTTCAGACATTCTCGGACTCCTTCACAGTTCGAGCATGTTTCGGGATCGCTTGCTGACCACCAGCAAGCTTTCCCGCATTATACCGACTCAACTGCTTGTCTGTCAACACCTTAGGACACAATAGGCTGCAACGTTCAAGCCCTACCGCCAGCATTTTTGGCTCTTTTTCGCATCCAATGAATGTTCTGCCTTGTTTGTGAGCCGCAATAAGTGTCGCAAGCGTTCCGGCGAAAGGATCAGCCATCGTTTCCCAGGGAAATCCTTCCATAATTTCTGCGAATAAGTTCGGCGACTTGCCTTGGCCGTGGCCTCCCCAGTCCTCGTATTCGTGATGTAATAGACTGCCGTAATTTGGCCTCGGTCGCGTCCAGTCGGTCTTGTTTCCGCCCAGATTCATCACGACAACATTCGCGTGGTAGAACAATGGCGTACGCTTCGTGTTGATTGATCGTGGAGATTTATGACTCCAACATAAGTCCATTGCATATTCCCATCCATCCCTCGCTAAATTGAATGCCTGGCGTCCCGTACAGATAACAGCTGCTACTTTTGCATATTGACGGACGACCGTTCGAATCGTTTCGCAACTCATGTCATACGGTGGATCGGTGCAAACTCCATCTGCTTCGTAAGACCAGTCAAGAGCATCCCCGCAATATACAAGGTGCCGATCAATTTGCCAGAATTGGCCCAACTCAACCTTCCATTTCCTCTGAAGTTCTCCGGCCTTATCGATAAGTGGTTCACGATCTATCTCGCTGTCCGTGTTGTTCAATTGTTCAGCGAACAACTCTTTCAGATCGTCCTCATCAAATCCGGTAGCGAGTTGCAACTCGTAATCCATCTCCGGCAAGAGTCTAGCCAGTAACTCCTCGTTCCATTCCGCCAGTTCAGCCGTGCGATTGTCAGCGATGGAATAGGCCGTTGCCTCGGAACCAGCGAGATTAGTCCGTGCAACATCAATTGTTTGCCAGCCGAGATTCTTGGCTGCCTGCCATGTCCCATTGCCGGCCCTGATGACCCCGTTGCTATCGACGACGATCGGCTTACGAAGTCCGAACCGCTTCAGCGATCCCTCAATGGCAGAGATGTTCCGCGGTGGATGGTTCATCGTGTTCGCCGGATCAGGACTCACGCTGTCAATCGGCACTGTCTCTACCTGCAATGTCACTGGCACCTCCTTTGCTATCCATAGTGTAACAAGTGGGTTGGGTTTTGGGAGAGTTGTTTGTCCGCACCTCGCCTGCCTCGCCGCGCCGCGCCATGCCAAGCCATGCCGCGCCTGGCCAAACCGGCCCTCGCCAAGCCATGCCAAGCCAGCCGCGCCGAGCTCGGCCTCGCCGCGCCTCGCCAAACCTAGCCTTGCCTTGCCTATCCTTGCCGCGCCAAGCCACGCCTGCCACGCCTGCCACGCCTGGCCGCGCCTGGCCGCGCCCTGCCGAGCCATGCCCGGCCGTGCCACGCCTACAATGCCAGCCTTCTCTAAGCGTCCGGAAAGTCGATTGATACAACATCAGGTTGTGCTTTCGGTGCAGGCATCCCCTTGATATACAGCGGAACGTGACCGTATGGTGTCAAGCCTTGATTGAATAACGCATTCTCCGGCGCCTCCAACACCCACTTAGGCGGCGTTTTTCCGAGCTCTTTGTAATATGCCAGTAGCTTTGTTTTCGTGTAGGTTTTCATTTCATTCGCCACACCTTTCATGTTTCATATCCGCGATGTCTTGCCTCGCCTGCCACACCAAGCCGCGCCTTGCCTCGCCTGCCTCGCCGCGCCGCGCCATGCCAGGCCATGCCGCGCCTGGCCCGGCCTCGCCCTGCCTTGCCGTGCCCTGCCTGCCACGCCCCGCCGAGCCCATCCTGGCCTTGCCACGCCTTGCCCAGACCTAAACCTCAAGCAGCACAAAGCTGCTCCAAGTACTCATTCAGTGCGTCACGCAGAGCACAAAGTTCTTCCACCAGTCGCTCATCGTCGAGATTCACTAGTTCAACTCGCAGTGCCTCTCGCAATTGTCGTGAAACCAATAGATAGCTGGTTCCAGGCGCCGAATCGTGCACTTTTACTTGATCGGCTGTCAATGATTTGCCGGCCATGTGAGAACACGATCGCTTCAACGTGATCGACTTCGTGCCTGGAACCGTAGCAATCCCGGATGATCGGCTGCTCGCGACTTTGATCCGCAGCTTCTCGATCCGTTTCTCTGGCACATTCAAGGCAGCCGCGATTTGAATCGATTGCAAGCCTCGTTTTTCCATCATGTGGATGGACCGCGTTTGATCCATTGAATCGAGCTTGCGACCGTGAGCAGAATTACGTCGCACTGCATCAAAAATCATATCTGCTTCTGATGCATAGTCGATTAGTTCGACCTCTACAGTCGCCGTTGGGCCATGTATTCGCGCATAGGCCCTGGCCCGATGCCATCCATCAGTGATCCGTTTGGATTTCTTGTCAGCGACGATCGGCGGCAATTGACTGCCGGATTCCATCGCCAACACGAGAGAAGCGACATGTGCATTGTCAACAGCATGCCGCGGGTACAATTCCATGTCCTCCACAAGTTCAGACAGTGACATCGTGATTACACTAGATTTGGCCTTAGCCATAACACAACTCCTTGTCCGCCTATGCGAACGTTAGAGAAAGAAAATATTGCTGGCGGCACTTACCGCCAGCATCATGTCTGCCGCGCCTTGCCTTACCGGGCCAAGCCCAGCCTTGCCAAGCCGAACCCAACCTGCCACGCCTGGCCTAGCCCAGCCCCGCCATGCCGAGCCCCGACTGCCTCGCCTTGCCTGCCTCGCCAGCCTTGCCATGCCCAGCCGTGCCCCGCCCTGTCCCGCCTCGCCGCGCCATGCCGGGCCATGCCTGCCACGCCTTGCCCAGCCCCACCGCGCCTTGCCCTGCCAGGCCATGCCATGCCCCGCCAAGCCACGACTGCCTCGCCTTGCCTGCCTCGCCAGCCTTGCCATGCCAAACCAAGCCCGGCCTTGCCCCGCCCTGCCATGCCCTGCCGTGCCCTGCCTGCCTCGCCTGCCTCGCCGCGCCTCGCCGGGCCCGGCCTCGCCTCGCCGGGCCTGGCCTCGCCT